GGGATATGATTTATTCCACCCTCACATTCCTGTTGTTTATCACGAATACACTCGTAAGGGTAGAACAAAACAATGGGATGACGACAAAACTTGGGGAGATAAAAACAAACATTCACACCACACAAATAGAAAATTATTCGGTATGGATGGTGAAAAACAAGAAGGTCATGACGGACCTTTTGGATTCGGACCTGAAAGGACTTTGAGAGACTATGAAAGATATGCAGGTTTATTATTTGAAAAAAGAGCTGTGGACCAACATTGTTTGGATAAAAAATATCCACCAAGTCCATTAATTGAAGATGAAGAGGAATGGAAAAATAGTTTCTCTACAATTTATAAACATTGTATAGATGTTGGATATTCGAGTGTTCCTGAAAAGGATTATGATTTTTGGGTTGTTGCATTTCATGGCCCGAACGATGAAACTATTTTCAGAAAAGACGCAGATAAAAATGAAATTGAGGGATTCTTCAGAGACCCAGATAAATATTGTAAGGTTTGGAGAGAGTTCCCCACAACAGTACTCCCAAGTTATTGGGTCGTTTGGCCTCACTCAGAATCAAAGGGATGGTGTGATAGATTAACAGGACAACTAAATCACAATGTAGTTTCATGATATGAAAAGAAGATTGATAATACATCAACCTACAAATTTTTATAGTAACAAGTACCGATATTATAATATTTTTTTTGATAATCTAATAAATAAACTATCTGAAATTCATGATGTTATTGTTGATAGATATCAAAAAAATGTACATAAAGGTCGAGTCAATATAGAGTTAGGATGGTATGATGACCAAGATTTTTATGTTGAAATGCAAGATTGTGAATTGATAATTGAAGATTATGATACAAAAGAAACTCAAGTTTTGAGTGTTGCGGATGATTTAACACCAGCGTCTTTGGATCTTCAATTCTACGACAACACAAAAAAAATATTTGTATCTCAATTTATTCGAGATAAAGTTTATCATCATGTTGCAAAGGAAAATCATCACAAATATTATCCTTGGATTTATTTCCCGTCCAATGAATATGATTTGGAAAAGTATTATCAGAAGAGATTACAAACTGACCCTCAAGATAGTAGAATGTATTTTAGAGGGGAAACAGCGACAAGATCGATTTTACAACATTTTGATTCAAATGTATTTTATGGTGGAAGTCCTATTGGAGGATTCCATTCATATGTGAATGAATTGATGAATTTCAAATTAGGTTTGTCAGTAGCAGGGCGAGGTGAGATGTGTTATAGAGACGTAGAATATATGGCACTGGGAGTTCCTTTCATCAGATTCCAATATACTACCGAATTCTTAGAACCTTTAGTCCCAAATTACCATTATGTTTCAGTTGAAAGACCTGATGATTTGCGTGATTGGATGAATTTGGACAGACTTGGTGAAAAACACCATGTTGACATGATTGTTAAAAGGTACATGGAAGTAAAAGATGATATGGAGTTTTTGAATTTTGTTTCTAAAAATGCTCGTACTTATTATGAGAATTATTTGAGCCCCACCGCAAGTGTGGATTTTACAATTAAAACGATGGGATATGAAATTTAATGAAATTCCTAAATTTGTAATCAACTTGGAAACAAGACCAAATAATTTGGAAAATATCCGAAAAGAGATGGATTACATTGGTTGGGAATGGGAAAGGTTTGAAGCAGTGAACCGTGGGAACTACATGGGTTGTACACTTTCACATTTGGAGATAATTAAAATCGCAAAAGAAAGAGGATACAAAAGAGTAATGGCAATAGAAGACGATTGTATTTTTATGCCATACGCTAAATCTCTTATAGAAAAAATAGAAGAACAAATTAGTGATATTGAATTTGGCGTTTTTAATGTTACTCCAACATTAAATAGACACATGAACGTAAGTGAAAAGTACGATACATTATTGGACTTGACTAACTTACCTCCCAAACAAAATGAAATTCACACTGAAACTTTCGCAACCAATATGATGATTTATGATGTTTCAGTTTATGATGAAATACCAAAAATTTCTGAAATTTCTTTTGGAGTTGGAGGAGACTTTTTCCATCCAATAGATGGATACTTAGCAAAATTTATATACCCCAAATTTCAAAGTTATTGTCCAATATTACCGATTGCACCTCAAAGAAAATCTTACTCAGATGTTTCTCAGGGAATGTATAATAACTTTTATACTCAAACTTATAATTGGAATTCCTACTCACCTTACAAAATACCTGAAGAGTTTAGAAACGAGGACAACAACCAAAAAATAAAAGAGGGAAATACACACAAAGACTACTATTATGTCAGTTAAATTTATCACATCAATTTATAGTGATTTACATGGAACCGAATTCGGGGGAAGACCTGGAAGGTTAGGTCATTATAGAAATAGTCTATTGTCATTACTAAAAATGACGGACGCTGATTTTTTATGTTATACTTCAGACAGAGAAATCGAATCACTGAAAAATTTTTTTTATAATGAGAACTCTGTCTCTTCAGAAAAGTTGAAATTTCAAGTCTATGACATTGGAAATACCAAATTCAAAGATTTGATAAACCAATATAAAAACATTGAGCAGACAAAACAAGGAGATAGATGTATAGAGGTGCAATACAGTAAATTCCATTTTTGGTGGAATGAAGATAAATCCTACGACTATTATTATTGGATTGACGCTGGTTTATCTCATTGTGGATTGTTTGCAAACAAATACTTAGGGAAAGACAATTATTACAGACAAATGTTTGAGTGTAGTCTTTTCAACAATCAAATGTTGTCGAATTTGATAAAGAAAACTGGAGATAAATTTTTAATCTTGGGAAAAGACAACCAAAGACATTTTTGGTCGGGTACTGTAAATCCAAAATGGTATAATCAATATGATTCAAGTATTCATGTGGTTGGTGGTATATTTGGAGGTCATAGAGATAAGTGGGAAAATATTGTTAATCTTTTCGAGGGATATGTCAAAAATATTATCGAAGAGGATAAAACAATTCCACATGAAGAAAATGTTATGTCTCTAATGTATTTCAACAATCAAGAACTTTTTGAAATATTGAAATTTGACCATTGGTGGTGTAGGGATAATGCACCAAGAGAAATACCAGATAGTTTCTTTTTAAACTACACAAGTTTCAATAAATTATTTGAAGAATTAAACGAAATTTATGAATAAGATTACATTAGTAACAGGGATTTGGGATATTGGAAGAGGGGAATTAACTGAAGGTTGGAGTAGGTCATATCAACATTATTTGGATAAGTTTGAACAACTGTTAAAAGTTGAGGAAAATTTAATTATCTATGGTGATGAGGAGTTGAGAACATTTGTTAATGAAAGAAGGTCTCAAGAAAAAACACAATTTATAGAAAGACCTTTGAAATGGTTTACCTCATCTGAGTTTTTTCCATTGATTCAAAAAATCCGAACAAACCCTGATTGGTATAATCAAGCAGGATGGTTAAAAGAATCGACACAATCTCGTTTGGAAAACTACAATCCATTGGTTATGTCCAAAATGTTTCTATTACATGATGCAAAAATAATGGATAGGTTTGATTCCGAATATTTGTTTTGGATTGATGGTGGACTAACTAATACAGTCCATCCAGGATATTTTACACACGACAAAGTTTTGGATAAACTTTCAAAATACATTTCCAAATTCTCGTTTATCTGTTTTCCTTATGATGCTGAAAAAGAAATTCATGGGTTTGAATATAATAAATTAAATTCGATTGCTAATAACAAAGTCAACAAAGTCGCCAGGGGTGGATTTTTCGGTGGTCCGAAACACACAATAAGTGATGTCAACTCAATTTATTATGGTTTGTTGAAAAGCACTTTAGATGAAGGATATATGGGTACTGAAGAATCAATATTCAGTATTATGTGTTATAAACATTCTGATTTATTCAATTATTTCCAAATTGAATCAAATGGTTTAATTGGCAAGTTTTTTGAAGATTTGAAAAATGATGAACTTAGAGTTAAGAATGAAAGTTCTGTTCAAGTAACTAATAATTTGGACACCAATAAAGTTGGATTGTATGTTATTACGTTCAATAGTCCAAAACAATTTAAGACATTGATTGATTCGATGTTGGCGTATGACAAAGATTATATCAATAAAACAAACAAATTTTTGTTAGACAATTCGAGTGATTTATCAACTACCGAGGAATACTCTGAAATTTGTAGAGAATTTGGATTCGAACATATCAAAAAAGACAACTTAGGTATTTGTGGGGGAAGACAATGGATTGCAGAACACTTTCAGAATGAAACTGATTTAGATTATTATTTATTTTTTGAAGATGATATGTTTTTCTACCCCAATGAAAGAAAGGTTTGTAGAAATGGATTCAGCAGATATGTTCCAAATTTATACACTAAATCATTAGAGGTAATAAAAAAAGAAAACTTGGATTTTTTGAAACTTAATTATTCTGAGTTTTATGGCGATAATGGAGTTCAATGGAGTTGGTACAATGTCCCTCAACACGTAAGAACAGAATTTTGGCCCGACAAACCAAGATTACCTGAATTGGGACTAGACCCCAATGCACCGAAAACAAGATTCACTGAAATCCTTTCTCATAGAGGATTACCTTACGCTAAAGGAGAAATTTACTATTGTAATTGGCCTCAAATTGTAAGTAGAGTTGGTAATCAAAAAATGTTTTTGGATACAACTTGGGCACATCCATTCGAACAAACATGGATGTCTCACATGTATCAGTTAGTTAAAAAAGATGAATTGAAACCTGGATTACTATTATTAACACCCACAGAACACGATAGATTCGAACATTACAACAGAGACCTTCGTAAAGAGTCATAACAGTATATTTATTGTTATGGAATTTTATATCAAAAAGAATGCAACATTGCCTGTGTTAAAAATGCAAGTTGTCAAGGACGGTAGAGCAGGTTTTCAAGAGTTAATGGAAGACCTCGAGGTCTCGACAATATTTTTCACTATGATTGATGTTGAGACAGGAATTCCCAAGATTGTCTCTGCTCCATGTCAAATAGTAAGTTTAATTCTTCCTGAAGGAGCTCCAACGGAATATTATATTTATTTCAAATTTACATCAAGAGATACAAATACTGTAGGTCGATACGAAGGACAATTCTTAATCAGAAACGATGAGGGCAGTCTAATCCTTCCAATTAGAGAACAATTGTACATCAATGTTCAAGATAGTTTCATCTCTGAAACTGCTTGTTGTTAATTTGACAAGACACGAATTTCATTTATATTTATACATGATGAGTAAGGTAAACTTCACGTTAGTGTGAAAGCCAATAAACCACTCGTGATATAGATATGTTTACTGAAAAAGAAATTGAATCGTTTCTACACGGAAACGACCCCGAAGAATTTATAGTCGCCATCGAGTTCGACTACGCTTCCAACTCCATTTACAAAATCAAAGAAATTCCTGGTAAAGGGAAAGAAATCCGAAAGGATACTTTCATTCCATTCGCATGGGTTGGAGACTTACGTGATATTAATTTTTATGGTGGGTCTAAAGCTTCTCAGAAAGAAGCTATGACCAAACATGGAATTGTAATAGAAAAGTTAGAAACCTATGGAAACGAAAGATTAGAAAAAGGGATGACTTTCTTAGTCAAGTCTCTGAAAGGATACAGAGAACTTGTACAATTTTTTAGAGAAGGTGGTTGTGACCCTTGGGGTGAAAGAACCAAAGAAAAAATCATGATTCTATCTCCTGTCGAACAATACTTAGTTCAGAAAGAAAAAAGATTGTTCAAAGGATTCGAAGATTATAATCAAGTAACCCGATTGGTATTTGACTTGGAAACGACTGCTCTTGAACCTAAAGACGGTCGTATATTCATGATTGGAATTAAAACAAATAAAGGATTCCACAAAGTAATCGAGTGTATAGATGAATCTCAAGAACGAGGTGCTATAACAGAATTTTTTCGAATAATCGATGAGTTAAAACCAAGTATAATTGGTGGATACAATTCAGCGAACTTTGACTGGCATTGGATATTTGAAAGATGTAAAACACTTGGACTTGACCCTAAAAAGATATGTAAATCTTTACACCCCCAACATTCTTTTACGAGAAAAGAAAGTATGTTGAAACTTGCAAATGAAGTTGAATCATATATACAAACTTCAATTTGGGGGTATAACGTGATTGATATTATTCACGCTGTCCGAAGAGCACAAGCAATCAATTCAAGTATCAAATCTGCGGGTTTGAAGTATATTACTCAATACATAAACGCACAAGCGGAAGACCGAGTGTATATTGACCATTTGGACATAGCAAGTTTATACAGTAACAAAGAGGAGTTTTGGTTAAACACACAGAACGGAAATTACAGAAAAGTTGGGGTCGACCCCAAAGTCGATAAGATTTGTGAGAGTCGAACTGATGTGTATCTTAAAACAACAGGCGATGATATTGTTGAACGATACTTGGATGATGACTTGGACGAAACTTTGAAAGTGGACCAAGAGTTCAATCAAGGTTCATTTCTTCTTGCTGCGATGATTCCAACTACCTATGAAAGAGTTTCAACCATGGGTACTGCAACTCTATGGAAGATGTTGATGATGGCGTGGTCTTATAAACATAATATTGCAATTCCTGCGAAAGAATCCAAGACTGACTTCGTTGGAGGTCTTTCAAGACTTCTTAAAGTTGGGTATAGCAAGGACGTACTCAAACTCGACTTCTCTTCTCTATACCCCTCAATTCAGTTGGTACACGATGTATTTCCTGACTGTGACGTAACAGGGGCAATGAAGGGAATGCTCAAATGGTTCCGTGACACACGTATCAAATACAAAAACTTGGCGGAACAATATTATGAGACAGACAAGAAAAAGTCTGAATCATATGGAAACAAACAACTTCCAATTAAAATCTTTATTAACTCCATGTTCGGTGCATTGTCAGCCCCTCAGGTTTATGCTTGGGGTGACATGTACATGGGAGAACAAATTACTTGTACGGGAAGACAGTACCTCAGACAAATGATAAAATTTTTTATGGCGAAGGGTTATGTTCCCTTAGTAATGGATACAGACGGGGTGAACTTTTCAACTCCGACTGACGCAAAAGATAGAGTTTACATTGGTAGGGGTCTCAATTGGAAAGTTAAAGAGGGAAAAGAGTATAAAGGACCTGAGGCTGATGTTGCTGAGTACAACGACATATTCATGAGAGGTGAAATGGCTTTGGATACAGATGGTGTTTGGCCTTCTTGTATTAACTTGGCTCGTAAGAACTATGCGGTAATGGATGCTAAAGGAAAAATCAAACTCACAGGAAATAGTATCAAATCAAAAAAACTTCCAATATACATCGAAGAGTTTTTGGATAAAGGAATCAAAATGTTGTTACAAGGTGATGGGAAAGGATTTGTTGAGTATTATTACGAGTATCTACAAAAAATCTATGACAAGAAAATTCCATTGTCCAAGATTGCTCAGAGAGCTAAAGTCAAACTTAGTCTTGATGAATACAGAAAAAGACTGACAACCAAAACCAAATCAGGCAATAGTATGTCAAGAATGGCTCACATGGAACTCGCTATTCAGGAGAAACTCAATGTCAATTTGGGAGATGTAATCATGTACGTGAATAATGGTACAAAAGCTTCCCAAGGAGATGTTCAGAAAATGACAGTAAAACAATTAAAAGATTTGAATGCTCTCAATAAACTTGAGAATCCAAATGTTAAAGAAGTAACAGATGGTGTTATTGTTAATTGTTACATGCTTGATAAAGATATATTGGACAACAACCCTGAATTGACTGGTGATTATAATGTACCAAGAGCAATTGTGACCTTCAATAAAAGAATTGAACCTTTGATGGTTGTATTCCAAGATGAAGTAAGAAACGGATTGATTGTAAATGAACCTGATAAAAGGGGGATATTTACAACATCTCAATGTGAGTTAATTAATGGGCATCCATTAGCTGATGGTGACCAAGATAAACTAAAAGAAGATGTTTTGGATATTACTGAAGCGGAACTTCAATATTGGGAAAGAAGAGGATTGAGTCCTTACTATATGTATGAATTGGCTGAAGAAGGTTGGGAAAACAAGCTTATGACTGTTTAAGTCCGTCACTTGATAGAATATACCAATTACCACCTACAAATCGGAATTCGATACAAGCAAATTTATCAACTACAACCTCATCATATTCTTCATCGATTTTTCCAACATCGGGGAGTATGGTGAGGCTTGTCATTGATTTTACAACAATGTGGTCTGTAGTTGAGGAATTCAAAATAACAACTGAGTTTAATACTCCTCTAACGATGATGCAACTTTCACCATTTGTTTTATAAGTCGATTCCGAAACTACGGAAATTTCTGATGTGTTGATAACTTCCCCGCTAATAATTCTTCTTGAGGGAATTGATTTAACTATAGCCATAAATTATATAACGTAAATTTGTCGAGGCATTGCTCTAAATTTCATTTGTTTATTTAGATTCTCTGCAATCAATGCCTCTCTCTCCATAACTTTTTCAGGTCTCATTCTTGTCAACCAACCTTCAGCCCCAATTAATTCTTCAATCAATTTAGATTTTTCATCTTTAGCTTCGGTCAGTAAACTCTGATAATCCATTATAATTTCACTATCAGGAGTTTTGAGATTACCACTGTATTTTCCTCTGACTCTCGCTAAAGTTTCTTTACAATAAGCCGTGAACCATCTTCTAACCCACTGTTGACCAGGAACGTTCAAATCTGTCCAAGTTAATTCTTCGATTGGAACGTCTGTAGGTAATTTAATTATATCAGGATTATTTTTCAAACAATCAGCTCGACTGTCTGGTTCTACATCATAATACCAATACCAAACGGCTTTACCGACATAAAGGTTATAATTTGACCAATTGAACTTTCCACCAGGTGTATTGTAAAGGTGAATAAGTTTCTTGCCGTCAGGAAGACCAGTAATTCTGTAAGTTAAGGAACCACCTAAAATTCTATTCAAGATGTTGGCTTCTTGCATTCTAATAAGATAGTCAAATCCTGACATCATGAAGTACGAACCTTGATAGCCCATCTGTGCATAACCCGCTTCGTTTGCTCCCAAACCAATACCACCGAAACCGAATCCACCCAAACCACCTAAACCGAATGCAGTCCAAGCTTGGTTCGAAAACCAAAGTAACTCGTTCACTTCTCTACCTGCAGGAATTTCATAAGTTTGAGTGTTTGCGCTTAAGATAAAATAATCTTTCTTTAGAACCCATGGACCTTCAGTTTGAAGACCAACTATTTTTGAGTATGAATAACTGAATTGTTGTTCGAAATCCATTGTCCTTGTAACCAAGGCTCTTGCAACAGACCTTTCATTCATATTCAAATTTACCAAGTTGACCCATTGGGAATCAATCAACCATTGAAGAATATACTCTTCATAATCTCCAACCGCCAATTCCATTAAGGAATCTAACATTTCATCTTCTAACTCGACACTTCTAAGAGGAGCACCAAGTTGATGTTTAACTCTCGTATAAATCCGACTTCTTTCTGGTTCTGGTATAACTGACATACTTATAAATATCTATATTAATTTATTTCGTAAATTAAAGAGGATTCATTGAATACATATTGGCCCTGAGTTTGAATTGGGTCATTTTTGAAAATTAAAACTTTTTTTGTTTTGTAGTTAATAAATATCATCCAATTTACTCTATATGGTTTCACATCACCCGTATTAACTACAGTAATTTTACCATCTTCATGTTTAATTGAAGAAAATTGTTTTACCTGACATCTATATTTTTTTCCATCAAGTTCGATAAATAAATCAATTCCTCCAAAAGCGTCTATCATTAGACCTGCACCAGATGTTTTAGTCACAGAAACTCTATCACCAAAATGTTTTTTTATGATTAAACTAGCTTCGTCTTCGGACTGTTCCCCTTTTTTCCAAAGTTTTAGTAAAACTTTGATAATATTAATAAATTCTTCGTTGTCTTTGGAAAAGATTTCATTTTTGAAAAAATTCAATGCTTTCGTAAATCGTTCAACTTCTTCAGGTGTTCTTTTTGTTTTTATTGAAAAATCAAATTTTCTGCTTGGTTGTCCAATCAAATCGATTTGTCTGTTCACCGCTTTTGTTAATAAACAAAAAGTGTTAAAATTTGTGTTAAGATTGTTCAAGACAGATCTTGCCTCGTCGGATTCAATACCATAAAATCCAGACATTTCTTTTCCTTGACTTTCAATCCAAAAATCTTTGAATACTTCTTTCAAACTTTCAGTAACTCCATTTTGATAAATTGGTTTTATCCGCTTGTTGTTTATTAACTCTTTGAAATACTCAGTTTCAGAACTACTACAAAATTGTGCGGGTTTTGAACTTTCAATTACTTTCTTCATTTCGGTAGATTCCAAAAGTTTAGTTTGGGTTTTCATTTCATATAGTTTCGAAACAAAATCCCAATTCACAACTTTCCAAAAATTTGCGATGTATTCGTCTCTCTTGTTTTTGTATTTTAAGTAATATGCGTGCTCCCATAAATCCAAACCCAAAAGTGGAAATCCACCGTTTTCGACTATGTTCATTAAAGGATTATCTTGATTTGGGGTAGACATAATTTTTAAAGTGTTTCTACCTGTCAAAACCAACCATACCCATCCTGACCCGAATCTTTCTTTTGCAATTTCTTCGAACTTTTTCTTAAAAGAAACAAAACTTCCAAACTCTTTTGTAATCTTTTTATATAAATCTCCTGTCAACTTTTTAGGTTCAGGTGACAACATATTCCAAAAAAGTGCGTGATTAAACGCCCCACCAGCATTGTTTCTGATTGTTTTATCAAACCGACTGATTGTTTTTATGATTTGTTCCAATTCCAAGTCACCATACTTTTTCTTGGATAGTGCATCATTTAATTTATCAACATACCCTTTGTAGTGTTTGTTGTAATGGAAATCCATTGTTTCAGGGTCGATAAATTGTTTGAGGGCTGAGTAGGAGTAAGGTAGTTTTTCTATTCCTATCTTTTTCATTTCTGTAATTAACAACTCTTTTTCTCTCGTCACTTTTTGTTCCACAATTTTAAGTTCGAGTTGTTGAATTTTTTCTTGTATTTTAGTCATTGTTGGCTTTTTAATTTACTATAAATAATGCTAAAATACTTTATTTTCTGATTTCATTAATTCTGTTTAAAATTTCTTCTGCCATATCTGATGAGTTTAAGTTGTCTCCCATAACAGTAGCAATAACTTGTTTTTTATTATTTAATATATCGTATATTATCCCTTCTATTGTATTTTCGAATATTGGATAATATACTAGTACATTATTTTTTTGGCCGTATCTATAAGCTCTATCTTCTGCTTGGGCGTGGTCAGAGGGAAGGAATGAAAGGTCATTCATGATGACAGCTTCGGCCGCGGTCAATGTTAATCCTACACCAGCGGCTTTGATGTTTCCAACAAAAACTTTAACTTTTTCATTATCTTGAAATGAATCGACACTATGTTGTCTTTCGTGTTTGGACATCGACCCATCCACTTTTACTGCAGTTTTTCCAAAGTGTTCACAAATTTTGTTTAGTGAATCGGTAAAGTTACAGAAGATGATTACTTTTTTACCTTGTTCAACAATATTCTCAGCAATTTCTATAGTTTGAGTTATTTTTTCATCGGCAATTATTTGACGAACTTTGGTAAGTTTTGTGAATTGTACTGTGAGAGATTTTGATTCTTCAGGGTTTTTATCGTACCAATCATAATATTCCCCCATGACTTCTTCATATGCTTTGGATTTCAATCGGAGATAAACTGGAGTGATTATTTTTTCAGGTAAGTCCAAGACGTTTTCTTTGAGTCTTCTTAAAACAAGGCCTGATGTTCTATCTCTCAATTCTTCTAAATTGGATGAACCTGTAACGTTCCAAACTTTTCTACCTCCCACATTAAATTGATATCCACTACAGTACCTAATTGCATATGCCATCCAATTCTTTGCAACAGGAGACTCTATCAAATGTAATAAGTTGAAATAATCCATAGGTCTTGAGGTCATAGGTGTCCCAGTCAATAACCATAGTCTATCTACCCCTTTGGCAATATCATTTATAAGTTTGGTTCTTTGGGCCGTAGGATTCTTGATATAGTGTGCCTCATCAACGACCACCAAATCAAAATTGGCAAAAGTAACTTGCGATTCATTTTTTTTCTTAGTGTCATGGAAATTTTTGATAATGTCGTAGTTTATGATAACAAAGTCATGTTCGGTACTGAAACTTTTACCTTCAGATATGAATATTGACCTTTCGGAATAATTTTCAATTTCTCTCTTCCAATTAATTTTTAAAGTCGCGGGACAGATAATCAGAATTTTCTTTGCCCCTGTTTCTAAAGCCGCTATGATAGTAGAGGTAGTCTTACCCAAACCCATATCATCGGCTAATATAAATTTTTTGTTTTCAACAAGTTTTTGGATTGCTTCTTTTTGATGTTGCAATGGTGGTCTGTGAGAATATTTTTCATAGTCTATTACAACATCTTTGACAGAATTGTCTTTTATTATTGCTGCCTTCGGAAGCCAAAAGTCATGAAACTCTTCAGTTTCGAATACTCTTCCCCAAATATGAAAAGCCTTTTCGGTGTCACACAATAACTTTTCGACCCACACCTTATCAGGTATTATAGTATAGAGTTTGTCGTCCGCCAACTTTTTAGCAAAGTATGCATCTAAAATAACCCACTTTTTAGCAACCTTTGGTTGGTTGTTATGATTATTAATAATGTATTCAGATTGACTTCTTGTGGGATAGAATTTTTTATTTATTTGAGACTTTCTTTTAAGTTCGAGTAAATAGTTATTTCCACCTTCATAAGATTCCAATAAGGATAATGCTTTCGATTCCAAACTTATATCCATGTATAAGAAAAATATTTGGTTAAAATATAGTTATAAAGTGAGTATTTATCAATATAACGGAAATCATATAGTATTATGGCAGAAAAGTTGGTTCCAATCACAAGATTAGGTAAGTTCTTCGGGGCGGAAGATTATGGTTTAGATATAGGTATGGGAGAAGAATGGTTAATCGGTGATATGAATTTCACCGTTGTTCTTTACCGTATTGATAGAAGAAAAACAAAAACAGATGATGTTTATGGTGAAGTTTTGGAGGATGGAATACAATTTTTAGCACCAGTCGAATTGAAAGGATTAGTAAAAGTTATGGCTCCTACAAGTAAATTTATTGGTACTTCGAAAGTTGAAATAAAAGAACCAGGTAATATGCAGTTCAGTATTTACCAAAAAACTCTCGATGATTTACAGGTAGAAATTTTCTTAGGAGATTACATAGGATACTATGAATCTGAAGACCGAGTTAGGTATTATGTTGTTAGTGATGATGGATATGTGAAATCAGATAATAAACATACATATGGAGGATACAAACCTTTCTATAGAACGATTGTTGCCACTTATGTGAGTGAAAACGAATTTAGAGGAATATAATGAAATACATTATCACAGAAACACAATTGAAAAAAATAATTGAAGTAGTCTCCAACGGGGAGGTTATTTGTGATAGTTGTGGATGGTCATGGGAATTATCTGATGGAGGAGATGACCCATACTTGTGTCACAAATGTGGACACGATAATTCTAAAGATTTAGACGATAAATAAAATGCCTTTACCAAAACAAGTAAAACCTACATTACCATTAGTTCCAAAAAAAACTTTGTTTGCTAGAAGAGAACAACTTCTTGAATTTATAAACAAAGATGGGACTTATTTACCAAAGTCAGTATTACATGCTGACTTGGATAGGGGTATGCTTGATTTTGTTAAAGAAGATTTACAAGTAATAACGGCAGGGAAAATTATTCCCATGCTCGACATCATCATCACAACACAAAATTGGACACAATACGTAGAGACTGCTTTATTCACTAATCTCGATTTCAATCCTGAACCTCCGTTTATTACTGTGGTTAGACAGCCTGAAGTGAAGTACGGTACAAATCCTTCACTACAATATACAATACCAAATAGAAAACAATTCTATTATGCTTCCGTTCCAACTTGGAATGGGAATGAACAAGGAATGGATATATACACAATACCACAACCTGTTCCAGTTGACATTAATTATAGTGTAAAAATTGTTTGCAATAGAATGAGAGAGTTGAACCAACTTAATAAAATTATTATGCAAAAGTTTTCTTCAAGACAAGCATATACTTTTATTAAAGGTCAATATGTCCCCATCGTGTTACAAAACATTACTGATGAATCACAAATGCAACTCGATTCAAGAAAATATTTTATTCAGACTTATGACTTTACAATGTTAGGTTATTTGATTGATGAAGAAGAGTTTGAGGTTAAACCCGCTATTGCTAGGGTTGCTCAGATTATGGAATTGGATAATACGACTCTTAAAAGGAGAAGACCAAAGTTTCCCGAAAATCCTAACGAGTTTTTATCCAATTTTCTATACATCGTGGGAAATAACACTTTGAGTGAAATAGTCGAATTCAGAGCAAATATGTCTTTGATTGGGTCAACCAACGTAGATAGTTTTGATGTTTATATAAACGGATATTATTTTGGAACTGATGTAAATGAGATTCAGATTTCAACCAATGACATTTTAAGAATCGATGTTGTTAAAACAAACAACTCATTGGAATCAACAATCAAGTTTGATTCAAAACTTGTCTAATCCTCTCCATATATATCTTTTTTCTCTTTACACTTCTCAAAAATAAGATTTTCTAAAAACTTATAAATTTTAATCCCTTTCTTCTCACAGTACTTTTTTAGGGTTTCATGAGCTTCAGAACAATAATTTTGAACTATGTTTTTTCAAGCAACACAAGTAAATCAAAAGGTATACGTATCGCCTGGAGTATATACGTCTGAAACTGACTTATCATTTGTGGCTCAAAGTGTAGGTGTGACTACGTTAGGTTTAGTCGGGGAAACAATTAAAGGTCCCGCATTCGAACCTATCTTCATCACAAACTACGATGAGTTTCAAGCATATTTTGGGGGCACTGAACCCACAAAATTTATAAACACACAAATCCCAAAGTATGAAGCGGCATACATTGCGAAATCGTATTTACAACAATCCAATCAACTTTTCGTTACAAGAATTTTAGGATTGTCAGGATATGATGCGGGGCCATCATGGAGCATCAAAGTTACTGCAAATGTTGATCCTCTTACAATTGGTTTAAATCCAACATCAGGTACTCCTTGGACTGCAACATTTTCAGGTTCATCTTCAGGAAACACCGTAACATTTACAGGTGGCGCATTACCTCCACAAGTACTTGCTAATTTTAACACACAATATAGAATGTCAGATGGAAGTACATCTACATTGTCCTTGGATTTTACTAATAATCTTGATGATGTAATGGATACTCCTTCATTGTCAGCAAACACCGTTGTTGTTTATGGAGCAATTCCTGAGAGTGACTATTATGATATTACTGCAACTTATTCAAATGTTATAAACCAATTCGCAAGTGACAGTGTTAATTTAGCTACAAATGATTTATCTTCTGACTTGAATGACCCTTGGTATTACGCAAACTTTGATAATACATCAGGTAATGTTTACACAGGATATTCATTCTATTATTATGTTACTTCTTTAACATCAGGAGCATCTTCAACTTTCACAGGTACAATAACAGGTAGGACTTATAATTACTCAGGTACAGCTTATCCTGAATATAACAATATGGTTGTTGCAACTCTTCGTTCAAGAGGTATTTCTTTATTCACGAACAGTGCTACAAGTGATGACCACGGACCAATTTATGAGGTAAGTGGTTTGACTGACTTGACTTTAGTATGTACTAATCAATACTCAGGAGTTACTCAATCTCCTTTCGAGACTTTCTTAATTTCAGGTATTACTAAAGATGCAGATAATTTCTCATTTGAAACTTCTTTATTACCATCATCTTCAAAATACATCACAAAAGTTTTGGGGGTAGACAATTTTGGTAAATCAAGAAACGAAGTACCTGTATATGTTGAGGAAGTTTATGGAAATACTTTAGCTTACGCTTACAATCAAGGATACATCAGAGGATTAAGTTGTGATTTGATTGCATTACCTAGTGCTAGAACTCAAGACCCTCAGTCAATCGCTTACAATGTTACACAATATAAATCTCCAAGTACTCCTTATTTGGTTTCTGAATTAAGAGGAAATAAAGTTTACAACTTATTTAAATTTATTTCAATCTCTGATGGAAACGCAGCAAACGTTGAGGTTAAAGTATCAGTTTCAAACTTGTCGTTCAATAACATGACATTTGATGTGTTGGTTAGAAATTTCTTCGACACAGATGCTAATCCAATTGTGATTGAGAAGTTTACAAACTGTAACATGGACCCAAATTCGAACAACTTTGTTGCGAAGAAAATCGGTTCGAGTGATGGTGAATACGCTTTGATTTCGAGATACATTATGGTTGAAATGGCTGACGAAGCTCCAATAGACGCATTACCTTGTGGTTTCAACGGGTATACTCAAAGAGAATACGCATCAGTTCTGAACCCTTCACCAGTTCCAATTTTCAAAACTAAATACTATTTTCCTGGTGAAGTAATTTACAATCCTCCTTTTGGTGGAATTGCAAACACAACAGAATCTGCTGGAGATATTGTAAGAAGAAGTTACTTAGGTTTCTCAACTCAATTCGGAATAGACGAATCATTCTTACAGTACAAAGGAACTCAAAATCCTTTGAATTGGGTTACATCAATTGTACCTGTTGATGGTCAACCATGGAACTATGTTAGTAAAGGTTTCCATATGGACTCAGGCGCTACAGTTGTTACAATATCGAATTCTTATTTGACCTCAGGTCAGACAGCTTTCGAATGTGGTGTGGCTGATTTTACCAGTGACCCTGAAACTCAAGAAAACCCTTACTACTTTATCTACTCTAGAAAGTATACAGTATGTTTTGCTGGTGGATTCGATGGATGGGACATTTATAGAGAGTTCAGAACCAACCAAGATAGATTCCAATTAGGTGCAACAGGATTCTTAGCGGGAGCGTCAGCTTCTCAGAGATATCCAAATGCAACAGGAGATGGTTTATTCAAGAGAATAGTTGTTCAAAACAATACTCAAGATTTTGCAAACACTGATTACTACGCATACTTACTAGGTATTCTCACATTTGCAAATCCTGAATCTACAAACATTAACGTGTTTGCAACTTCGAGTATAGATTATGTAAATAACTCTAACCTTGTTGAAGAGGCAATTGACATGGTTCAATTCTCAAGAGCTGACTCAGTGTACATTGCAACAACACCTGACTATCAAATGTATACTCCTGACGCAACAAATTCTTTGGATATAATCTATCCTCAAGAAGCGGTTGATAATTTGGACAACACTGGAATTGATTCTAACTACACAGCGACTTACTATCCATGGATATTAACAAGAGATACTGTAAACAATACACAAATTTACATACCACCAACTGGTGAAGTTTGTAGAAACTTGGCTTTGACAGACAATATTGCATTCCCTTGGTTCGCATCAGCGGGTTACACAAGAGGTCTTGTGAACTCCATCAAAGCAAGAGTGAAACTCACTCAAGAAGATAGAGATACTTTATACCAAGGAAGAATCAACCCAATTGCAACTTTTGCTGATGTGGGAACTGTAATTTGGGGTAATAAAACTCTTCAGGTCGCAGATACTGCACTCAACAGATTAAACGTTAGAAGATTGTTACTTCAAGCACGAAAGTTGATTTCAGCTGTAGCGGTAAGATTGTTGTTTGAACAAAATGACCAAATAGTTAGACAACAATTCTTAGATAGCGTTAATCCTATTTTAGATTCAATTAGAAGAGACAGAGGTCTTTATGACTTCAGAGTAACAGTGTCTTCTTCTCCTGAAGACTTAGATAGAAACACATTAACAGGAAAGATATACTTGAAACCTACGAAAGCTTTGGAATTCATTGATATTGAATTCTTCATCACACCAACAGGTGCTTCGTTCGAAAATATCTAAATTAAAAATAAGGGGGACATTGTCCCCCTTTTAGCCAAATGAAAAGATTGTTTACAGAGGGGTTTGTAAAGGAGGGATCACCTGACCTAAAATATTATGCGTTTGATTGGGACGATAATATAGTACATATGCCTACAAAAATATTACTCAAAGATGTTAATGGAAGAGAGGTAGGTATGTCCACGGATGATTTTGCCGAGTTCAGACACATAATAGGTAGAGAACCTTTTGGTTACGAAGGTACTACAATAGTAGATTACGCTGAAGAACCGTTCAGAAATTTCAGAACTCAAGGAGATAAAGATTTTTTAGTGGATGCTATGAGAGCAAGAACAGGACCAGCTTTCGATGATTTCAGAGAAGCTATTAACAATGGGTCCATTTTTGCAATTATAACTGCTAGAGGTCACAATCCAGAAACAATAAAACAAGCAATTTATAATTATATTATAGAGGGATTCGGTGGAATAGATAAAGATGAACTTGTCAAAAACTTAAGAAAATATCGATCTTTTGCTGGTGAAGGGGATATGTCTGACGAGGAATTAATAAAGTCATATTTAGAACTTAACAAATATCACCCCGTATCTTTTGGGGATGAACAAGGAGCGGTCAACCCTGAAGAAGCAAAAGTAGAAGCGATGGAAAATTTTGTCAACTACATCAAAGGAATGGCCGCAGTATTAAACAAAAAAGCATTTCTCAAGAAAGATATTGCTAATAAATTTAATCCACATAAATTATCTATAGGTTTTAGTGATGATGATCCTAAAAACATAGAAGTAATGAAAAAACATTTTGAAAATAAACCAGATAATATAGTAAAAACTTATTCTACTGCTGGAGGATTAAAGCGAGAAGTTAAATAAGGATAATTCCACCAAAAAAAAAGTAAATAGAAAAATTTTTGAGGTTGGATATATTTATCAATAAAATAACAAAAACAAAAAAAATTTAAACACATGGCTGATTTATTAATGAAAATGCCGATTCCTTATGAACCAAAACGACAAAACCGTTTTATCTTAAGGTTTCCTTCCTCACTTGGTATAAATGAGTGGTTTGTTGAGTCATCAGCAAGACCACACATACAAATAGTATCTACTCCGATTCCTTTTTTGAACACATCTACTTATGTAGCTGGTAGATTCGAATGGCAAACAATACCAGCAGTATTTAGAGATCCAATTGGACCATCTGCGGCACAAGCTTTGATGGAGTGGGTTAGACTTCATGCTGAATCTGTGACTGGTCGTATGGGTTATGCAGCGGGTTACAAAAAAGATGTCGACTTAGAAATGTTGGACCCAACAGGTGTTGTCGTTGAAAAATGGATATTGTACGGAACTTTCCTAACCGATGTCAATTTCAACACTTTGAATTACGGACAAGACGGATTGGCAACAATCAACACTACCCTAAGAATGGATAGATGTGTTCTTGTTTACTAAATTCTATTTATTAAAAACATTTTTGATTTATATTTAACCGTAAAGAAATAAACTTTACGGTTAAATTTTTATATGGACAATCAAGCAAAAGAATACGGACAATCAAATTTTTCACTACCACATGACGTAGTGCCTTTACCATCTCAAGGTTTTTTTTATAAAAATAAGAAAAAATCATTAAAAGTGGGATACTTGACAGCCAATGATGAAAACATTTTAATGGCGGCAGGTAATGACATGACTCAAACTTTATTACGTTCCAAAATTTATGAACCCGAAATAAGAGTTGAAGATTTGTTAGAAGGTGACGTTGAAGCAATTTTGATTTTTTTAAGGAATACTGCTTTCGGACCCGAAATGGAACTCAATTTAGTTGATACAGTAACAAGAAAACCTTTTAAAACAACCGTATTGTTGGATGAGTTGGATATTATCAAAGGTCAACAACCTTCAGAAGACGGAACTTTTACAACAATATTACCCAAATCCCAAAGTACAGTTAAATTAAAACCTATGTCATATGGAGAAATTTTGGAAATTCAACGTATGTCTTCAACGTATCCCGAAGGAAGAACCGCTCCGAAAGTAACATGGAGGTTGAACAAACAAATTGTTGAAGTAAACGGAATCACGGACAGAGGAGAAATAGCAAAATTTATAGATCAGATGCCGATTGCAGATTCTAAATTTATCCGAAAATTCTTGGATGATAATGAACCGAAGTTAGATTTAAAGAAAACAGTCACAACCCCGTCAGGAGAAAAACTAACAGTAAATGTTGGGTTCGGGGTTGACTTTTTTCGTCCTTTCTTCTGATTATAGAAAAGGACAAATAGATGAATTCTATTTTTTGAAGACTCTTTTGAATGTATCTTATTCTGATTTCTTAATAATGCCCATCTTTATAAGAAAGTATTTGTTGAATAAATGGATGGAGTTAAACAAAAAGGACTGAAAATTCAGTCCTTTTGTATTTATATGTATAGTTAAAAATTATGTTTCAAAATACACCAACAACACCTGCGGCGGGGGGAGTATCGGGAGATGCTTTGGGAGCAAAAAAAATTGATTTATTAGAATCACAGAAGGCACTCTCCGAATTCAGTAATGATATTTTAAGAACTTTTACTCAAGGGAGAGAAAGGATTTTTGAGTTACAAAAATCGTTAGTCGATGCTCTGCCAAATGTTAGAAGACTTGGTGGTGACTTAAAAGATGTATCAGCAATAATAAGTGATGTAGCTCAAGCTTCAAGGAGGAACGTTGTTGCAACTTCAGAAGAAGTTGAAAAATTATATGCGGCATCGAAAGTTTTAGGTACAAGTGCAGAATCTTTAGCTAATAGTTTTCTTGATGTTGGTATTGGTATAGAATCCATACCAAAGGCACTCGAAGAATCTATGCAATATGTACAAAGCATAGGGGGAAATGCTAAACAGGTTTTTGGTGATGTTTCAAAAAACATGGACCAAATGAACCGTTTTCAGTTCGAAGATGGAGTAAGAGGATTAACTAAAATGGCGGCACAAGCATCTATGTTGAGATTTGACATGGGTGAAACTTTTAGATTAGCTGACAAAGTTTTAACACCAGAAGGTGCTATTGAAACCGCAGCAGCATTCCAAAGATTAGGAGTTTCAGCTGGAAATTTAGTTGACCCATTTCAATTGATGAATCAATCAATCAATGACCCTTCAGGTTTACAAGACAGTTTGGTTGAAGTTGCAAAACAATTTACATATTTCGATGAAAAAACTAAAACCTTTAAGATAAATCCACAAGGGGTTTTAACACTTAGAGAGTTACAAAACCAAACAGGAGTTTCGGCAAGTGAGATGACTAAACTTGGTTTGGCGGCGGCTGAAGCAGATAAACGTTTATCTGCAATAGACGCCGCGGGTCTATCCATAGTAAATGAAGAGGACAAACAATATTTGGCTAATATTGCTAAAATGGAGGGAGGAACTTATAAAGTTACTTTGGAAGATGGAACGAAAAAAGAATTGTCAGAATTATCACAACCTGAATTTGACAAACTCATTCAGGAACAGAAAGAGGGACCAAAAACTTTAGAGGAAATTGGAAGAGAACAACTTAGGACTGATGAAATAATCGCAAATGATGTTGCAGCTATATTAGGGGTTCTCGTAGGTGGTGCATTGACCAGTGATACTTTTCAGGATGTGAGTGAGGGTATTCGTGAAACTGCTGAAGTAATAGGTAGAGTTGGTGGTCAAGCAGTCACAGCTGAGGAGGTAAGAGACATGACAGACCGATCCGCTGCAGATTTGAAACAAGGTTTAGCCGAAAAAATTGCTTCGGGTGCAAGTGCAACTGATATCGAAAACTTATTGATTTCAAATGCTGAAGGTATTTTCGGTGAATTACAATCATCTTCTTTGGGAACCATTAAACAAGCTGCTGGAGATATATCTGCAGAACTTGGGAAAAATGTTTCAACGGACACAGGACGTGCAATTTCTGATAATTTAGGGCCACTTTTAGACAGTTTAGCTGGTAAATTAATGAACCAAAACATTCAACCTATAGAAAATAAATCTCAGAACGCAACACAAAGTCAAACTGGAACTAATGTCACAGTCGGAGGAATCTCGGCAGGCGACGAATCATTGACCAAAACTGTTAGACAAAACGTACAACAAAACTCGAATGTTTCTGTTAATGGAAATTTAAATATTAATCACAATTTTACTAACCCACCAGCTAATACAACACCACAAGAAAAAGAGAATTGGATGAAAATATTCCAACAAGTTGTAAATGAACAAAGTTTCAGAAATTATATCATGGATATAAGTGATTCAGAAAATCCATTGAAGCCAACTGCATCACCTTACTCAAGTTGATAATAAAAAACATTAAGATTCTATTTATTAAGAAAAATATAAATGGCAAGTCCGTTATTAGATTTAGCAAATACTGAAGGGTTTAGAAAAAAACTTTTGACAAGGAATTTGACTCCTTATGCTAAAGCACCAAATAGACCAACTCAACCAATAGATACGGAATATATCCAATCAGATTCTTCAGTACAAGATAGTCCTGACAAATTGATTGACGAGCCTTCTTTTGCAAATAAATTATTCCCTCTAAATCAATACGGTAATCCTGGTGGATATGAACAAGTACCCGATCCAGGTCAGTTGTTAAATACCAAATCAAACGAAGGTATTTACAATTATCAAGATGCGAACATAGTACAACAAGGTAGTGAGGAATCACTTAGGTGGAAACCACTGAATGTTTTTTCAAATGGTAGTGAAACTGTATTAGACAGTGCAGAATTTTTCGATTCATTGTCACGTCCGTTGACGACAAATACCTCTAACAATCAACCATATCCAACGACATTTGTATCATCGACCTATAGTCCTCTATCTATTTTACTTTCTCCCGATCCAAGCGGTAGTAATGGATTGTTGAGTCAAGACTCATTTATTGCAAGACTCGGTGCTCAAACTTTAAGAAAAGAGTTTGAGGATAGAATTGCAGCCCAAATACGACAAGATACACTCGGAAGAGCAAATATTTTGAACGTATCAAGTGGTACTGACATTGTAAATATACTTACAGGGGTTGTACCAATCATAGAACCCAATTACACAATCACTGTTACGGCTAATCCGATTCTTGCGGCAACTAATTTTGCTTTGAGACTTGGAGGAAGTATTCTACCTGTATCTCCAATTCCTGGTTCATACTTTGACAAAAATATCACTTTAGGTCAACCTACAACTATCCAACAACTATCAAATGCTTTTAGACGAAGTGGTGTTGGGAAATTTTTTAACCGTTTAATGGGTGGAGGAGAGACTGGATCTCAAATCATGTTTAATAACATGGGAGCAGGTCAAAGGTCTCGATTGTTCAAAAACATAGATTTCAACCGATACAAACCGAATTTTCCAAGGAACTTTTTCCAAAGATTGGGTGGAACTTTGTTGGGTACAGTTTCTGACAACAGTAACTTTTATGTTGGAAATATTAACTCCAATCCATCTCAAGTATTTTCACCAGCAGGAGATGTTCCTGTAAATCAATTCGGAATCGAACAACAATCTCCAGTATATGGACCTTCTGAGTTGGCACAACTTTATGAAGGACCAAGTCAATCAATTAAGTTGGGTGCAAATGGACCAACCTATAGTGACGGAGGTGGTATTGAGGGGGGTTTTACATGGGTCTCTCCAAAATATAAAGGGAATGCTGGAAAAAAAGTAGGTATAGGTGGAGAAGTTTCAGAACCAGATGAAGATTTTAGACCTTCATCTTATGTAAACACAGAGTCAGTCAATAATGAGTTTAGACCAAACTCTATACTTGACAACACACAAAGACTTATTGATAGTCAACCACAAGGAGGGAGACGTCTCCAACACGTAGGAAATGCAATAGACCAAGTCAGTAAAGTTTTCAATGATGGATATAAAGAAATGACAAAAGGGTCGAGAGTGTTGAGATATTTGTTTGACGATGACGGTAGAGAAACTGGAACGGAATATTGTAGAGTTTTTGCTAAAGATGTTCCTTACTTACAATATAATGATTTACAAAAAACAGATGGTATTACTACTGAGGGAAGAAGATTTGCAAATTCCGTTTTGGATAAAACTTATAACTTAAATATTGTTCCGAATAAACAGGAGGGTGGCCAAGATTCAACCAACTTAATTGGAACAGTTGATAATGCCGTTGCAAAAAAATACATGTTTTCGTTGGAAAATTTGGCATGGAGAACGTCGAGTACACCAGGTTTTTCAACTGCAGACTTACCTGTATGTGAAAGAGGTCCAAATGGAGGTAGAGTTATGTGGTTTCCTCCTTATGGATTAACATTTAATGAAAGTGTGACAGCAAATTGGAATTCAAATGATTTCTTAGGTAGACCCGAACCAATTTATACTTACAAAAATACATCGAGAGGTGGAACTTTACAATGGAAAATTGTTGTAGATCATCCGTCTGTGCTTAATGTAATTGTAAATAAAGTGTTGAAAGGTGAGAACGACAACAATAGAATCAATAGTATATTGGACTCATTCTTTGCAGGATGTAGAAAATTTGACATTTATCAATTAGCACAAACTTACACAACAATAAATCCGAATGATTTGTTTGAGTTACAACAAGCTATTTCCTCGAAAGAAGTAACGAGAGAACAACTTGTTTATATAAAAGGAACAATTCAAAGTGGTAATGATGATCCAGGTTCAACAACTCAACCAATATCTCAATCAGGTAATGGAGGAAACACAAATGATCTTTTTAAAGACTATTATCAACTTGGATTTTATTTCGGAAATGATTACCCAAAACCCAACACAACTATAAATTATACTACCGAATATAACAGGTACACAACAGAAGACAAAAATTTATATCTTACGAAGCCTAATTCTGCAGAAACAAGAACTTTTTTTGATACAGTTGTAACTCCTAACTATCAAGCAATGAATAACTTTGCTATTGAATTAGGAAAACAACTTACCACCAACACGGAAGGAACCGTAACAGTTTATATTAGTTCGAGTTGTTCCGCCCCACAAACCTCATCATATAATGATGAATTGGCAAAAAGAAGAGTTGTTGCGACAACTAAATTCTTTGCAGAAAATAATGCAACTAAAACTTTCGTAAATCAACAAAGACTTTTAATTAAAGAAGCCCCTTTGGATAGAAATAGACAAACAGGAGCTTTGGGAGAAGTTGCAGTTTCAAATCCAAAAAAAATAAAAGATGATAAAACGGATGGTCCATTCGTTCCTGCAAATTTCGAACCAAATGGAAAAACTTTTGGTTGTACTGATACTGCTAATGTAGGTGGGGACATTCAAGTTGGTGCTAAAGAGGTATTCACAATCGGTGCGATGGCATGTAGAAGATCATATATTTCACCAGTAATTACTCAAGAATGGGTAAGAAAAGATAATATAACCGTGAAGGTTGTTAGAGCTCTATTGACCGAATGTGATTACTTTGAAACAATAAAAGAACAAACTCCAATGGTATACGACAACCTCAGAGAAAAATTGAAATACTTTCAGCCTTCATTCCATTCAATGACACCTGAAGGTTTGAACTCGAGATTGACATTCTTACAACAATGTATGAGACCAGGAGATACTATTCCAACCAAAAAACAAGCAACACCAGATAGTCCTGTCCAATTACAATATAACAATGCGGTAAATACAACATTTGGTGCACCTCCTGTATTAGTATTGAGAGTTGGGGATTTCTATAACACCAAAATTATTCCAAGAAGTTTACAAATAAATTACGAAGGATTGGATATTAATCCTGAAGGTATTGGTGTACAACCAATGATTGCAAATGTAACTTTAAGTTTCGACTTTGTTGGTGGTAGTGGATTGAAAGAATCCATCGATAAACTGCAAAATGCATTGACATTCAACTATTATGCAAACACGGAAATCTATGATGATAGGGCCGATGCTACGGACATTGATTCTTTGAAAACATTATTCGATGAATTTTTTGGAGACGTTCAACCACCACCAATACCTGGAGTCAATAGTGCCCCTCCAAACAATGGTCAAGATAATAATAATACTATTGGAACAGTAATAAGTTCGGTTACTAATTCAGGAGGAACAACAACGGGAGTAATCAGTTACAATGGATTTATGACCAAAGTAATCGATGACACTCAGAACTATTTTACAAACGTAATCAATAAAACCAAGGAAAGTGTAAACCAATATAACAACGCTGTGAGACAGCAGTGGATGTTAGAAAGAAATTATACCAAAGGTAATTCTACAATTGACAATGGAGAAATAATTCTATTTGGAAAACCAAATAATTTTGAGAAGAGGTTTGACGAAATTTTTGCGGAATTGGACAAAAATATAAAGGATGACACCGAAGGATACATTAAGTTTATTTCTCAACCTTCAAAAAATTTATCTCCAGCTATAATAAGGGTATTGAAAGAAAATTATTACAATTTTGTTTCAAGAAAACGAGGGTCATTTCAAAATGCAATTTCAACTATTACTCAAGGTTTGGTTAATGAAGAACAAACTTATCTTCAAACTTGGGGTAGATTAAACACAATTCTTTTTGACCCTGATAATGCCAATTCAGGTACTGATGGACTTCAAGCTAAAAATGGTCCCGTGTTAATTTATGTGACATCAGGTACACCCGATGTACACACAACATCTACAGCTGCAAACACCTTTTTGGAATTGAAAGCGGATACTTTGAAAGTACAACAAAATATTCAAGAATTCAATCTGAAAATACAAAGTCCTAAGACATTCTCTTATAATGGGGTCAGTTATGAAGGTGTTTTAGTACCTAAAGTAACAAACGGAAAATCTGATTCTGTTACAGTACAAAAAGTTTTCAATCCATTCAGTAAAAATTCTTTATTTGGTGATGACTCATTCAGAAGAGTGTATATGATTGTATCAGAAGATGTGGTAGATGAAAAAAAATATGAAACCTTCAAACAACAAATGATTGGAAATGTTTTGTCAAGTTCGACACCAACACCTGACTTGGAAAAAATATTTGATTCATATTGGATTTCTATTGCTAAACCTGTGTTTTTAGAAGAAAATAATATTACCAAATCATTTATTGATAATTTGGAAAAAAACGATTTGAAAGATTATTTAATTTATACACCATTCGATAAAAACAAACAAAGGAATTTTACTTTTACCACAGTAGACAACGCGGGACCAAGTCAAAAAAGTTCGAAAGAAAGTTTAATAAAAGGTTTGGCGAATACGACAAATCAGAACACAAATGTGATGACTTGGAACGATGTAAATGGTAATGATATTCCGAAAACTTATATATCAAAAGCGAAACTTAACTAATGGCGAGTCAATATTGGAATAGATATAGTGATTTTATTATCAATGGGGAACAAACAGTTGTTCCCTTTGTGAATCTGCCAGGAAAACCTACAGATAAAGTTTTTATTTATAAAGTTGCTAAAAGTAGATTAGATAAGGTTTCTCAAGAATTTTATAATTCACCTGTCTTTGGGTGGTTAATTTTACAGGCAAATCCTCAGTTCGGAGGATTGGAAAATAATATATATGATGGAGCTATATTGATTATTCCTTTTCCTTTAATACCATCATTACAGGATTATAAGGCAGCATTAGAAAATCATTTTTATTATTATGGCAGGTAATATACAAGCAGACACTAGTGGTAATATTTTAGTAGAGTTTGATTACAATAATATTATCGTAGTCGACCCAAACAAAACGGTTGATAATTTTGGAAATATCAAAGATAGACTCGTGGACCACGAGAATCTTGTCATGTATGCCAACTTGGAGTGTGACGTTCTACCAAGAACGAAATTAGCTGTGGGAGCACCTGTGGGTACTATTTCAGTTGCTAAAATGAACTTTCTCAAACCAACCAAAAATTCTTTTTTGGGATCAGGGTACTACGATGAACTTACGGGAGAGAATTCTACAAAGTATAATGCACAAAACCAACCGTCTGAAATAGGACAAATACCAAGAAACGGAGACAAACCATACCTCATCAATTCTGTAGTTGATGAGACAAGCGTTTTGGATAATGGGTTATTAGGAATTACTTCGATTAACATTAAAACTAATACAAGTTTCATTCCAACTGTAGAAATGTTGTTAGAAGATGTTCAAGGGAAGGCACTTTTCCAATTAGGGAATAATTCTCCTTACGCCGCTTTCTTCAACATGCCTTACCCTCAATTTTATTTAACACTCAAAGGTTATTATGGTCAAGCTATTAGATATCAATTAAATTTAAAAACGTTTAATGCTTCCTTCAACGGATTCAGTGGAAATTATCAGATACGACTTGTGTTCATAGGATATAAGTTTAATATTCTCAATGAAATTTCTATGGGTCATTTATTGGCGGCACCACACATGTACAGCCAAAGGTTCGACATAACTCAAACACCCGAAGGACCTCAACAACCAAATAAAGCTACAGAATCACAAGCAAGCACACAAGCAGAACGAGGTGCTAATAATCTTGGGTCAAATCAAGCGGTAGTCACCCAAATTGTTGCGGAAAGGGGATATCAAAAAATAGTTGAGGTTTACAGTGAATACAAAGCTAAAGGTTTAATTCCACCAGATTTTCCTGAATTGACATTAGTACAACTTATGAATAAGTTGCAACAATTCGAAACCACTATCACACAATCTTTTCCAAAAGCGGAAGTTGAACCTCTGACTAACATTAGAAACTACAAACAATCATTAGTTCAATATTTTAGTGCAGTACGAGGAGCGGCAAATTCATGGTTCAATAGATTTCTTGACCCGAAACCAATAATTTTATTGGATAGTCAACAGAAACTTTATGTCTTCAAAGAACTATCTAGAGAGATTAAAGACACTGCAATATCTGAATTACAAAAAATCATTACTGAGTCAAATGATGGATTAGCAAACAATCCAACTTTGGGAACAAATGGTCCAACTCCCATACCTAACCCGATAAAATATGATTTGGTTAGGTACGAGTCTCCAACAATAAATTCAATTGATTGGGAGGCAACCACACGTATTCAAACAGGTATAGTTAATCCGACAGAAGAAGATAAAAACAAGATTATATCTAGATTCACAAATCTTCTCATTCCTAAAGAATTCGAAATTACGGCTTCACCTCTTGGGGTCATTGGACAAACAATTGGAGCTCTGTTGAATCCAATCCCATTAGATTTCTTTATATTCGAAGGTGAAGCAAGATTTGACAAAGAAATTTCCACGTTAGAAACACAAGCGAATAAAAAACTATCAGAATATGAGAGTCAGATTACAGCTTCATTGTTGAGAAAAATTGAAGACACTGCAACTGGAATAGGATTCAAACCTACAGTAAGAAACATGATTGCGGTCATCATGGCATCTGCTGAAGGATTCATACGTCTTATGGATGATGTACATACCACAGCTTGGGACGTAAAATATGATCCTGTTAGGAAAAATGCAATTCTAGATAATACTACATCAGCACCAAATACTGAAAATGTAGGACAAGTTGTAAGAGACCCACTTTCTTTGTTTGGGGAAAACGAGTTAGATGTGAATGCTGAGAACTCACAAATTCCAGTCTATCCATGGCCTCAATTCTTTGTTGAAACACCAGAAGATAAAAAAGGTAGATTTCAACTTAAATATATTGGAGACCCTTCGGTTGTAGATTTGACACAAGGTTATTTGTATGACAAATGGCCTGAAGTTGAGTTTGTGGAAGAGTATATGAGGGGGTTGACACAAAAATTCCAAAACCCGACCGCACCTCCCCCTTTAGATAATGAAAGTGATACGAATATAATCAACATAAATGCAATCGAGTTTCCATCAAATGGTTTAGCGTATTCTAACAAAGAGGAAATAAAATTTTTCTATGAAATATGGGAAAGACAATTTCTAACTTCACATTACTCAGGGCTTGTAAGAGCAAATAGTAATCAAATAGATGAACTAATTAAGTTGAACATTGAAACCGAAGTTAATAACATAAAAAACAAGTTGGGAATCAGTTCACCATACTTGTCATTAAAACTTAAAAACTTCAATTTAAATTCTTCGAACTACAACGATTTTCTCAGAAATATTTCTAACAGTGGAACGGGTCGTGCATATCAAGATTACATAAGAGATTTTTTTGTTACTCCGTATATCAAAGTAATAACTGAAAATTCTTTTGCGATTTTGAACACTTTAGAATTGGGAAGAATACCCCAAACTACTGCTAAGTCTGAAGCTTTACGAAAGTTAATTTCGAACGCGGCAAATGACCCGTTAATTGTCGACACCCTACCTTATACGAACCAAACTTGGTGTTTGGATAATCTGAGTCAAAGTAATTCTGCAGTTGGTAATCAAGTTTACGATACAAAAAGGTCATTAACAATTTTTGAACCAAGGAAGATAATTTCTAATTTCAATGATGTTTACAATTATACTTTCAACAGACCTGTAACCAACTTTTCATATCTTTTGAATCAAAATCCATCACAAAATTTGGATTTGTTAGGGTTGTCATCAAACGTGACATATGGACCTGTTGGATTGAATGCCTTTTACTTATCAAGAACACCGAATGAGTTCGCCCCAACTGAAGGATATGTTCAGGGAGTAACTCCGACAGGGGCGATAAATTTTCGAAGTACAACTTCGATGTTGAACACCCCATACTTTATAAATGCAATACAAAACGGTGTATATAATTCTCGAATCTCTGGAAACACCTACCCTTATATCCAAGCGGCATATTTGTTCTTGAATTCTTTACCACTCGCAACTTTAAGAGAAAAATACAAATCATATTCAAATGGAGTAACAACTGATTTGGATTATATATCATCATCGTTAAAAAAGTTTGGTGCAATACATAAACTTCCTTATGCATGGATTTTGAAGTATGGATCGATTTGGCACAGATATAAAAAGTATAAGGAAACGAGTGTAGATATTTTACAAACGGCATGGAAAAATTTTGACTATGCTGGAAATTATTATCCTCCAACAAGTTCTACAACCCAAATATACTATTTCAGATATGATGATGCTCCAAGAAGCACGCAGTTACAGAGTGAAGGGGTTGCATCAATAAATATGGAACTCGGATTTTATCCGAAGTTAATTAATGATTTTAACGTATTTTATAATGGATACGATTTGTATGTAGATTATACCAATAAAGAAATTCAAGATAGTTTCAATGGAGGACTAAAAATTCATAACTTTAGTTCTTCAAATTTAGTTGATGTAAAACAACAAGGTAAAAATCTTAGATTCACAACTTGGTCGTTATTATTACCTAATGTTACTCCGAGTGCTCCAATTGAGTGTGCGCCTGAAGATAATACAGTAGGTGCTGATTATTTTGTTTTACCTTCATTTGGAACACCTTATAACCAAGCAAGCATTGCTTGTGTCACAGGTCAAACAACTATTCCCGAAACTATAGTTGACTTGACGGATAATCCAAGTGTATTCAATGGTTCTGTCCGATGTTTATGGGCGGCACCGAACTATGGATACTTTGATTCTAATCAAATTGCATTTCCCCAACCAGATTCTTACATCAACTTTATCAATACAGGAAACACACAAACTCCTTTGTTCTTCCTTTCACAAGACAACTACACAAAAATTGAAGAAGTATTTTCAGTTTTTGAAAAGAAAATATTGGATTCTTTTGAATTGGAATTTTTGAATTTCTGTAAATCGATTGGCAATGTTTTCACAAGACAAACAAATGCTATTGGACAGTCACCTGTAGATGTGAATTCCAATTTCAAAAATTTCCAATCATTATTCAGAAGTTTGATGACGGTTCCAAGAAAACAAGAAGGAGAAACTGAGGATTCGTATTTTTTCAATACAATTGGTAATCAATACACAATTTTTCAAAGTGGAATCAAAGCCTTTATGGAATATGATGTAATTTTTAAATTTGGAAATCCATCATTTTATCAAAGAAGAATTTTCGATTCTTACTTGTCATATAATAATACTCTACAAGTTGTAGATCCTATCACGTTCAGACCTTATGCACCTGGTACTTTACCAACATTGAATGGAAACGTAACTTTGGCTGAATCTCAAGCGGCAAATCCAACTGCATGGACTGCTTTAGAGACTGAGGTTGGGTTTTCAACCATTCGTAATGTTAGATATAGTCAGTTTGGTTCGTATATCACAGATTTCTTTGTTGATAATAATATAGAATTTACAAGCCAAAATGTGACATTACTTGCTCCGATTATCAAAATGTATGCAACTCAAAAGTTGAACAATCCAAATTTGTCGGCACTACAATTCCAAAATCAACTCGAGAATTATTTGAGACGAGAAACAGATTTACAAAACAACTTCTTGAACGGAGTTCTTACAGGTTTAAGACAACCTCCACCGATTGGATTACCCGAGCAACAACAATTACCCGAAAGAACAATTAATAGTGTCACAACTGGAGAACAGGGTAAAGTTGAAATATATGAGGTTTTCAAAGCGTTGAATGATAAGTGGATTGCTGGAGGAGATTACAAAACAAAAACATTATTTGAAGACTTTTTATTTTTGGATAGGGCTTCACGAAATATTGGTGAAACTATCTTGATAGACATTTTCGATTTACAAGATATGTTCAATAAAAACTCATTGAATCAAGCGATGAGTGTTTTTACATTTATTAGTGGAATATTAATCAAAAATAATTTCACGGTAATGCCACTACCAGCTTATGTGAATTTTTACAATGCTCAAGATGTTACTGGAGTTACAACCCCGAAACCTGAAGGTTCGTTAGAATTCGCAAATAATCTTTGGGGAACATTTTTAGATGTTGATTATAGAAATGCTTCACCGAAATTGGTATGTTTCTATGTTGGAAAACCATCTCAATATTTGGATTTACCTAAAGGAAATTTCAAATTCAGAGATGATGGATTTGACCTAAGGAGAGCTTCGGAGAGCCCATTGATTGAAAATATTCAAGGGAAAAAAGATTGGGCTTTATCAAACAAAGTTGTTGGATTCAATGTCGACATTGGACTGAGAAATCAAAATATATTTTATTCTTTCACAGTTTCACAAGATAATGGAGTTGCGACTTCAGAAGTAATTAATACAACTCTGAATATGGTTGACCAAAGTTCAGGACGTGCAGTTGCAACCCAAAATGTGAGTTTATATAATCTTTATAAACAAAGGTCTTACAAAGCATCTGTTGTTAGTTTGGGTAATGCACTTTTACAACCAACAATGTATTTTAATTTGAGACACGTTCCGATGTTCAATGGTCCTTACATGATTACTGACGTAAGTCATTCAATTCAACCAGGAACTTTCCAAACTACATTCGATGGGGTAAGACAAGGAATTTATGACTTACCTGCTATTGATAGTTTCCTACAAAGTATTAACCAAAATTTAATTACTCAATTGGAAGAATTGCTCCTGATTAACAAAGATGAACCGTCAAAATCAGGTACAACTAATAATATAAAATCCACAGAAGTCGTGCAAAAAGCTGAGAACACTTTGGACACAACTAACTCGTGTACTCTCAAAATTACAAGTGAAGTTTACCTTAACGCATCTCCTGGTTATGTTCCTGTTACTTCACAATTTAGTGGGGTCACACCAACTGATTTTGCCAATGCGTTAAGAAGGATTCTTCCAAATGACGTTGATTTACAAACTATCATTTATTGTATTTCTTATATCAGAACATACCAACAAGACTCAAACTCAGGGCTTGGTAATTTTTATGCGGTGAACAATAATTTAGCAAATATATCTTTAAGTATAGATTGGTCGGAATCAGTTAGTGAATTCTCAAAAAATAGAAATTACACTTGCGTAAATATTAGAACTAATCCATCAACAACTTCATCAGAACCTATTGCTCATTTTGACTCTTTAGATTCTTACATAAATTTCATGCGTGGAAGATTGTTAAGTAATAAAGAGAGGATAATTAGACTCGGATTAGCAAAATACTATGTTTGTTTTTGGCCGAAAAATAATATTTCCGAAGAATATTACAACACAAATTACTCTGAGTTCAAACAAACTAGAGATACATTCACTAAAGCTTTAGCGTCAGCAACTCAAATTGGATTGATAAGTAAAAATAAATCAATTGAGTTAGACAAAACAAACAAAGAATCTGACACCGAAACCAGTTCACCATCCGTGACACCTACACCATCTCCGATTCCACCTGAAGTTGGTCAGACTTGCCCACCACCAGTTGTATCAACATTCTCACCTGCAGCTGGATATACAGGAACCATTGTTCAAGTCAACGGAAGAAACTTTGAATCAGTAAAATCTGTCAGAGTGATTAATAAAGACGTAGAACTGAAAGATATTACAGTATTCAATTCTGAAACTTTAAGATTCAACTTACCTAATATCGAAATACCTGAAGGGCAAGATGTTGCTACAGGAAGAATAAGTGTGACAACTGAATATGGGACATTTGAAAGTTTGGTTGATTTTACATTCAATCCGACATTAAAAAATGTTACTGTATCATCTGCAGGTGGAAACGAAAATGTTGGTAAAACGGAGGTTGTACCAATTTCAGAACAAGAGAAAATTGGAGGAAGTTCAAACCTCCAAGATACGATGCTTAACCCACCTATGTTTGTTTCTGAAAAAATTAATAATGAGCTCGGCACTGAAATTTTAACTGTAAAAATTGACCAGAATGATTATGTAGGTGGGGTATGGAAAATAAACCCTCAAGTCGAATACACTTATACTTTTGATTCAATTGAAGTGGGCTCAAATAATACAGTTACTCGAAGCTCGATTGAAAGTTCTCAATCTTCCCAACTTTTAGGATTTGTATCGTCTGACGGTCAAACTTTTTCTATCACAAGACAACAATTCATTGATGCGGAGTTCAAGGACTTAATCGAAATGGAAAAAGGAAAGAGATTAGAAATGAACGCCTCAATTCTTCTGACGGCAATACCTGAGGATAAAATAAAGAATCCTAAAAATAGTTATAAATCAGAAAGATTCAGAATTATAATTCCATCTTCTGAAACGGGTGTACAACCCGAAGGTTCATTATCATTTATTCAGAGAAGTAACGATGTTGCATTACCACCTTACCAAGGTCCGCTGTATTATAATATTAGAAAACCTGATGGTGGGTTTGTTACTTTCAGATTCAATTGCCCACGTTGTATAATTTCTAAAGTTTTTGTTGCCACTTCAACGAACCAAACTACTCCATTAAACATAACCATAACAAATAATTCGGACACAAAATACACTAACGTGATTGATGTCAATTCTACTCAACGACTTGTTTTATCGGTTGTTTATGTAAATGCAAACAATAATGGTACGTTTACCGCTACAAGTAATTCATTCACTTTATAGCATAACAACATATTTATATAAAAAGATTCTTATGAACATTAAATCAGCATTAGATAATTATCTTGGTAAATCAGTAAGATTTTCTCAGGAAGACAACGGAGATGGAACAAAACAAGTTTGTGATTTGGACACAGGTGATTGTTATACAGTTCGAGAAAGAGATGGTCTCATTGAAAGAGCTGGTCATCAAACCACAGCCAACAGACGAGTTAGAGTTGAGACTGCAAACGGAATAAAAACATTATTAAACGGATAAAAAATGAGTTTAGATAAAAAAATTCTCAGGGAAATCGAGAGACACAACAAAATTAATCGATATATTTTGGAACAAGCTGGAGCTGAAGAGGATGCTTTAGCGGCTTTAACACCTGAACCTGCTGCGGCACCTGCACCAGCACCATCTGATGCTACACCTCCACCAGCACCAACAACTGAACCTCAACCAATAGATGTTGATTCCGATCCAGATGTTGAAAAAATTGATGATGAGGGAGAATCGCAAGAAACAGAATCAGGAACTGAGGAATTAGAAATAACAGACTTAGTTGATTCACAAAAAAATATTGAGACAAAACAAGAAGAGTACTTCAACAACCTTTTCAATCAACTTAATGATTTACAATCTAAGTTGGGAGAAATGGACAACATTATGAACAAACTTAATTCACTTGAGAATAAAATCGAACAGTACAGAGAAAAAACTCCACAAGAGAAATTGGAATTGAGAACATATGATTCATATCCTTTCAGTCAAAAACTTTCACAATTTTTTGACGACAAACAAGAAGAAATGGAATTAACAGGAAAAAATGATTATGTTTTGACTGCCGACGAGGTGACTGATATTAATGTTAATGATATCAAAAACTCATTCCAACCAAACGGAGGTTTAGAGAGAGATGTATATAAGACATCATTCAGATAATTCTAAACCAACCAATTTGAAAGGAACCTCAGGGTTATGAGTTCATTAGACGCCGTATTGGCACAGTACGAAAAAAATCAGCAAGGGGGCGGGGCCCAATCGAAAATGTCGCAAGACGAAAGAATGAAAAAGTATTTCGCTTTAATCTTAGGAGATAAAGAGAAATCAGGACAAAGAAAAGTGAGAATTCTCCCTACAACAGATGGGTCTTCTCCTTTCAAGGAAGCTTGGTATCACGAAATCCAAGTTGGAGGACAATGGCAGAAATTCTACGATCCAGGAAAAAATGACAATGAAAGATCACCTCTAAATGAGGTTTATGAAGAATTGATGTCAACTGGTAAAGAATCTGACAAAGAGTTGGCAAAACAATATAAGTCTCGTAAGTTTTACATTGTAAAAGTTATTGATAGAGACCACGAAGAGGATGGACCAAAATTTTGGAGATTCAAACATAACTTCAAAAACGATGGTATTCTTGACAAAATTATTCCGATTTGGAGAAACAAAGGAGACATCACTGACCCAACAAAAGGTAGAGATTTGATTATTGAACTTGCCAAGGCAAAGACTCCAAAAGGTAAAGAATATACTACAGTTTCCACTATTATGTACGATGACCCAAGTCCTGTACATGAAGATACACAACAAGCAAAAGCTTGGATGGAAGATGAATTGACATGGTTGGATGTATATTCCAAAAAACCTGTCGAATATCTTGAAGCAATCGCAAGAGGAGAAACTCCTAAGTGGGACTCTGACAAAGGTGGATATGTCTATGGTGATAGTTCTGTTGAAGAAACATTCATCGGAGGAGGAAGTAAGAAATCATCTTCTTACGTAGATCCTCAAGCAGGTGACGAACCTGATGGAGATTTACCTTTCTAATTATTAACTCAACTCGGGTACGTTTCGTATCCGAGTTTTATACAAATCTTTTATGGCAATCAAAAAAAATGATTTCGAAACTCTGAAGAAAAAATTTTCAACTTCAGCAAAATATAAACCTCAAAGATTCTTTGATTTAGGACCTGATTTTTTAGATGCAGTTGGACTTCCTGGCCCCGCAGTTGGACATCTTAACATGTTCTTAGGTCATTCAGATACTGGTAAAACTACAGCTTTGGTAAAAACTGCGGTAGATGCTCAAAAGAAGGGTATACTTCCTGTGTTCATAATCACAGAACAAAAGTGGAGTTTCGAACATGCCAAACTTATGGGTTTCCAATGCGAAGAAGTTGTAGATGAGGAAACAGGTGAGTTGGATTGGGATGGGTTTTACATCTTCAATAATAATTTTGATTACATTGAACAGATTACAGATTACATCAATAGTTTGTTGGATGCTCAAGAAAAGGGTGAGTTAGACTATAGTTTGTTGTTTTTGTGGGATTCAGTTGGTTCTGTCCCTTGCAAAATGACCTTTGAAGGAAAGGGTGGTAAACAACACAATGCATCAACTTTAGCAGACAAAATCGGAATGGGAATAAATCAACGTATTTCAGGTTCTCGTAAAGCTGATTCGAAGTATGAAAACACTTTAGTGATAGTTAATCAACCATGGGTTGAATTACCTGATAATCCATTCGGTCAACCAAAAATTAAAGCTAAGGGTGGTGAAGCAATATGGTTGAACTCATCATTAGTATTTTTGTTTGGAAATCAAAAAGGTGCGGGAACCAATAAAATTACCGCAACAAAAGACAAACGAAGTGTGAAATTTGCAACAAGAACGAAAGTATCGGTGTTAAAAAACCACATCAATGGTTTGGGATATGAGGATGGTAAAATCATTGTAACACCTCATGGATTCTTAGCGGGTAAAGAAGCTTCAGAAGAAAAGACATCCATTGAAGCTTATAAAAAAGAATACGCTGATTATTGGAAAGACATAATCGGTGCAGATGGTGACTTCACCTTAAGAGAAGAAAAAGAAGATTAGTTTATTGTTCCACACTTAAATCACGAGTTGTGATTAAAACGTTATTAGTTGACGGAGACAATCTGTTCAAAATTGGATTTCACGGAGTAAAAGATTTTTATAGTGATGGAGACCACTTAGGTGGAATCTATCACTTTATTAATATCTTAAGAAAGTTTTTGGAAGAACACAATCACGACAAGGTTGTTGTGTTTTGGGATGGTTCTTCCAATTCCTCGGTACGAAAATCAATTTATCCCCAATACAAATCAAATCGTAGGCAAGATATGAACGAGTTTAAGTACGAGTCATATCTGCAACAGAAATCGAGAGTTAAACAATATCTCGAAGAAATATTTGTTCGTCAGGTAGAAATGACAAACAATGAAGCTGACGATCTTATTGCGTATTATACCAAAATTTCAGTCAATGAGAATGTAATAATATTTTCTGCTGACAAGGATTTAACACAACTCATATCAGAACGAGTTACAATCTATTCTCCGACCTCCAAACAATATTATAGGTATGGAGACATGATTACAATCAACAAGGTCAACATACCCCACCAAAATGTTTTATTAACCAAAATTTTGACTGGAGATAAGTCCGACAACATAGATGGTATTGAAATGTTGGGAGAAAAAACTTTGGTTAAGTTATTTCCTCAAATGTTGGAAAAATCATGCACTATCGAGGAAATATTAGATAATGCACGAAATATTGAGCAAAAGAAAAAACCAAAGGCATTGGTGAATATTTTGATTGGTAAAACTAAAAATGGTACATTTGGAGAACAATTCTTCGAAACAAACAAAAAAATAGTCGATTTACACAACCCTTTAATCACTGAAGAGGGTAAGGTACTTGTAGAGCAAATGATTACAGACACAATCGACCCAACTGACCGTGGTCACAAAAACTTGATGAGGATGATGATGGAGGACGGCCTTTTCAAGTATCTACCCAAAAACGATGAAGCGTGGGTAAATTTCCTCCGACCATTTATGAAACTTACCAGAAAAGAAAAAAGAAACACAAACAAAAATTAAAAACACTTTATGAAAGAGCAAGAAAGCACCAAAATGGAATTCCTCCTAACCCTCAATGACAATATTGTCGTTCAGAGATACTTCAATGTTAGGGGTTACAATCCAAAAGCAAAAAACTCAATAGAATTCTATAACCTAATTAATGAGGTTAAAGACGAATTACAGTATCACCTAAAAATGAAAACTGTAATTTACATGACTGACAATAGTGAGTCAATCATGCATGACCCATCGATTATGGATACTTCATATACTGAAGGGCCTGAAATCTTCAACATTTATGTAAAAGTTGGAGACACGACAATTTGTCATAGAATTTTTGATGGAAAATATTTTCCACCGAAAGTTCGTTATACCGTGGACGTAAGACCATTTTTGAAAAATATTTTAAGAGATTTGACTGACATTTTTTCAGAACAAAGATTAAGTTTTCAATATTTGGATTTTGATTTAAGTAAGTGAGTATTTAATAATACACAGGGGAGATATAACAATTTATGAATAAAAATTTCGATTACTTAGGGAACACTTTTCAGATTCAGTTACTGAATCAAATAGTGGTAGATAAAGATTTTTCATCATCTATTCTCGATGTTATTGAATCTAATTATTTCGATAACAAGTATTTCAAAATCATCTTACAGATGATTAAGGAATACTACAAAAAGTATGAATCCACCCCTAACTTTGAAACTCTCGAACAAATAATCAAATCCGAAGTTTCCCAAGAGTTGGTTGCAAAAATTGTTTTGGATACTCTAAAACAAGTAAAAGATGCTCCATTCGAAGGAACTCAGTTTGTTCAGGAAAAAGCCTTGAAATTCTGTAAACAACAGGAACTTCAAAAGGCTATGGACAAGGCTCAGAAAATAATCACTCAAGGTGATTTTGAATCTTATGACAAAGTAGAAGGGTTGGTTAGAGAAGCCTTACAAGTTGGTGAAATAGAGAAAGGTCAATCAGACATTTTCTCAGACTTGGAAACAGTGTTGGAAGAAGATTATAGACATCCAATTCCTATGGGAATTTCAGGTATTGACAAGTTACTTAAGGGTGGTTTAGCTAAAGGGGAGATAGGTGTGATATTGGCTCCAACAGGGGTTGGTAAGACAACTATTCTGACTAAGATTGCAAATACTGCATTCAATTTGGGGTACAATGTTCTCCAAATATTTTTCGAAGACAATCCGAAGATTGTTCAAAGAAAACATTTCACAATTTGGACAGGAATTGCACCTGATGAATTGGCTCAACATAAGGAAGATGTTATGTCAAAAATAACTGAAATACAAGAAACGATGAAAAACAAACTTGTATTGAAGAAGTTGGCATCTGATACTATGACAATGAATCAAATCAAAGGTCAAGTAAGAAAATTGATTGCTGACGGTACTAAGATTGATATGATTATGTTAGATTATATCGATTGTGTACTACCTGAGTCTTCTTCCAAAGATGAGTGGAAAGCTGAAGGGTCTGTAATGAGAGGATTCGAGGCTATGTGTCATGAACTTAATTTGGTTGGATGGACCGCAACTCAAGGAAACAGAAGTTCAATTTCATCTGAAGTTGTAACCACAGATCAAATGGGTGGGTCAATCAAAAAGGCTCAAGTTGGTCATGTGATTATCACAGTAGCTAAGACTCTTCAACAGAAAGAAATGAACTTGGCGACCATCGCGATTACAAAGTCTCGTCTCGGTAAAGACGGAGTTGTCTTTGAGAATTGTAAATTCAATAATGAACTACTTGAAATCGACACTGAGAGTTCAGTTACGTTCTTAGGATTTGAAGAACAACAAGAAGAGAAGAAGAGAGACAGAGTCAAAGAGTTGATGGAAAAAAGAAAACAGAAAGAACAACAACAATTATAAAACACAATTTAATTATGGAAAAAATTTTAGTAGAAAATCCTAATAGGTTTGTAATATTTCCTATTGAACACAATGATATTTGGGAATTTTATAAAGCCCATCAAGCAGCGTTTTGGACCGCAGAAGAAGTCGATTTAACAAATGATATTAGAGATTGGAATAACCTCACCGAGAACGAACAATATTTTATCAAAAATATTCTTTCATTCTTTGCGGCTTCTGATGGTATTGTCAATGAAAACCTTGCAGAAAACTTTGTAAAAGAAGTTCAGTATCCTGAGGCAAAGTTTTTCTATGGATTTCAACTTATGATGGAGAACATTCACAGTTTGATGTATTCATTGTTAATTGATACTTACATCTCTAATGAGAAAGAAAAACAATTATGTTTCACCGCTTTGGATAATCTACCTGCAGTACAGAAAAAAGCAGCATGGGCGTTGGATTGGATTAAAAATTCTACCTTCCAAGAGAGACTTATTGCTTTTGCGGCAGTTGAAGGTATATTTTTCTCAGGGTCATTCTGTTCGATTTTTTGGTTAAAGTCGAGAGGTATTATGCAAGGTCTGTGCAATGCAAATAGTTTAATTTTCAAAGATGAAAACTTACATTGTGACTTTGCAATTCATTTGGTGAACAACCATTTGGAAAACAAACCATCTGAAAAAAGAATTAAAGAAATTCTATTATCAGCTTTGGAGATTGAAAAAGAATTTATTACCGAATCATTACCAGTTTCACTTATTGGTATGAACTCCAACCTCATGAAACAATATTTGGAATTTATTACTGACCAACTTTTAGTTAAATTTGGTTGTAAAAAAGAATTCAATGTTGAACAACCTTTCAAGTTTATGGAACAGATTGCTGTTGAAACTAAAGGAAACTTTTTTGAATCAAGAACTATGGAGTATCAAAAGGCTAAATTAAATGAAGCATTAACATTCGATTCTGACTTTTAATAAAGGGTTAATATATATGATGTCGTTAAAAATTAAAAAAAGAGGTGGGGAAGATGTGTCTTTCAATCCCCAAAAAATTTACAATAGAATTAAAAGAGCTTCGAAAGGTCTGACCGTGAACTCTGATGAAATTTTCATCAAAGTTATTACATCTGTACCAACTGAAGGAAACATTACTACAAAGGAGTTAGATAAACTTGTTTATGAAATTGCGGCTTCTTATACAGGAAGTCACTATGATTATTCAAGACTTGCAGCGTCCGTCGCTATTTCATCCTATCACAAAGATAGTGACCCAAGTTTCTCAAATGTGATGCATTCATTACATGTTGATGGAGTAGTTCACGATGAGTTGATTGAGATTATTGAAAGATATGGCCCACAAAAAATTGATGATGTAATCAATCATGAGAATGATTATAACTTTGATTATTTTGCTTGGAGATCTTTACAGGAAATGTATTTGTTAAAAACACCTCAAGGTAAAGTGGTCGAAAGACCACAACACATGTACATGAGAGTTGCTTTGTGGGTTACTAATTCATTCGAAGAGGCTGTGGAATATTATGATTCCCTTTCAAGTCAACGTATTTCGAAGGCAACACCAATCATGATTAATTCAGGAACCAAAGTTCCTCAATTAGCGTCTTGTGTTTTACATTATAATAATTCAGATTCAAGAGATGGACTTTTGAAAACTTTGAATGATATATCAACTTATTCATCTGATGCCGCTGGTATTGGATTGTGTATGTCAAACATCCGAAGTAAAGAAAGTAGAATTAAATCATCTGGTGGATTTGCGGGTGGATTATTAAAATACTTGAAAATCGTAAATGAGTCTTTGAGATTTTTCAATCAACAAGGTAGAAGACCTGGTAGTGCGGCGATTTATTTGGAACCATGGCATAAAGACATTTTTGATTTGTTAGACATCAAAAAGAATACAGGCGCAGAAGAATTGAGAGCGAGAGATTTATTTACCGCTTTGTGGATTCCTGACAATTTTATGAGAGCGGTGAAGAACAATGAGGATTGGTATTTGTTCTGTCCTAACGATATTATCAAAGCGGGAATTAAACCTCTTCAAGAATGTTTTGGTGACGAATATGAGAAAAATTACCAAATGGCTGTCGACGCTGGTCTTGGAAGAAAAGTTAAAGCTCAAGAGATTTGGACCAAAGTAATTGAATCTCAAGTTGAGACGGGTGTTCCTTATCTATGTGCTAAGGACAGTGCGAACAAGAAATCAAATCATCAAAACATTGGAGTAATTAAACAATCCAATCTTTGTAATGAAATCTATCAATACACTGACGAACAAACCACGGCGATTTGTACTCTTTCATCAATTGTTTTGAAGAACTTTGTTGTCGATGGTAAATTCGATTACTCTCTTCTTATCCAAGAAGTAAGAAAGGCAGTAAGAGCTTTGAACAATGTTATTGACAAAAACAACTATTCAACCTCCAAAGGATTGAAAGGTGGTCTTGAACAAAGAGCAATTGGTATTGGAGTTCAAGGACTTGCTGATGTTTTCTGTCTTATGGATTACATCTTTACTTCAGAAGAAGCACAATCATTAAATAAGAATATCTTCGAAGCAATTTATTTCGCAGCGATTACAGAAAGTAATGATTTATGTAAGAGAGGAGTTAGAAAACCTTATGAGTTCTTCAAAGGGTCTCCGATGTCAAAAGGTATTTTCCAATTTGACATGTGGGGAATCAAAGATTCTGATTTGTTTTTGGATTGGGAACCGTTGAAGAAAGATGTTCAGGAATATGGAGTTTGTAACTCATTGTTCACCGCTCAGATGCCAGTAGCTTCCTCAGCAAAAATCACTGGTTCATTCGAAATGACAGAACCAGCACACTCAGCGTTATTTAACCGAAGAGTTGTAGGTGGTGAGATTATGATTGTAAACAAATACTTAATCAATGATTTTGAGAAGATTGGTATTTGGTGTGAAGATTTGAAAAATGAAATTATATTGAATGAAGGTTCAATTCAAAACATTAATTTCAATCAGTATCTTGATATTGAAGACAAGAACTACAATAAAAAAGTTAAAAGGATTGAACATCTTATTCCAAAGTACAAAACCATTTGGGAAATTTCACAAAGAGAACTTATCAATATGGCGGCGGACAGAGCACCATTTATAGACCAATCTCAATCTATGAATATCTATATGTCTAACCCTACATTGTCTAAGATTACTTCATCTCACTTCCATTCGTGGGAAAAAGGTTTGAAGACTCTTTGTTACTATGTTAGAACAAAAGCAATTTCAACGGGTGCTAAACATTTAGCTTTGGATGTATCTAAAGTTCAAAAACCTAAACCTGTTGTAGAAGTTCCGAAGGTTGATTATAGTAGTATGAATTTACCACCCAAACCTGAAGGAATTGAAATTGAATGTTTCGGTTGTTCTTCTTAATTAAATAATTAATCCCGAGTAATTCGGGATTTTTTATTTTGGGCTATTTATAAGGAAAAACAAGGGACTTATATTTATCTTTATGGCAAACGGAGTTACATACGGTATTAATTTTCCATTCAGAGATTCTAGACGAGGAGATTACTTGGAGCTTACTCAGTTGGAATCCCAACAGATAAAATCTGATCTGATTCACCTTCTTTTAACGAGAAAAGGAAGTAGATATTATTTACCAACATTTGGTACAAGATTATATGAATTCTTATTTGAACCTTTCGATGGATTGACATTCGACGCAATACAATCTGATATTAGAGAAGCGGTTCAAACATTCATGCCAAATCTACTCTTGAATCAGATTTCAATAACTCCAGCAGACCCTGAGTTAGAAGTTGATACTATGTTGGGTGAGAATACTATTGGAACAAGTGAATCTCCAATATACAGATTACCAGGTAAAGGGACATCCGAATACACTGCAAAAATTAGAATAGATTATTCAAATAACAGATCGACTTTCGCTCAAAATGATTTTGTTATTATCAATATTTAATATAGATGGCAAATCGTAAAATTTCATATACCACCAGAGACTATCAGGGAATAAGAACTGAGTTACTCAACTATGTAAGAACTTATTATCCTGAACTTATACAGGATTTTAATGATGCATCTGTATTTTCAGTGTTTTTGGATTTGAATGCTGCTGTTGCAGACAACTTACACTATCATATTGATAGAAGTATTCAAGAAACTGTATTACAATACGCACAACAAAGGTCTTCAATTTATAACATTGCAAGAACTTATGGATTAAAATTACCTGGTCAAAGACCATCCGTAGCCTTAGTAGATTTTTCGATTACTGTTCCTGTATTTGGTGATAAAGAAGATGAAAGATACTTGGGAGTTTTAGCAAGAGGTTCACAAGTCTCAGGTGCGGGTATTGTGTTTGAAAACATATATGATGTTGATTTTTCTTCACCATATAACGCACAAGGTTTTCCGAATAGATTGAAGATTCCAAATCGAAACGCCAACAACGTGATTATCAATTACACAATCACAAAAAGAGAACTTGTTGTAAATGGAATTACCAAAGTATTCAAGAGAGTAATCACTCCTAATGATGTGAAGCCATTCTTCGAATTGTTTTTACCTGAAAAAAATGTTCTGGGTATTACAAGTGTTTTATTAAAGAGTGGAACGGAATATACAAATATACCAACTGTCGCAGAATTTTTGGGTTCACCTAACAAATGGTATGAAGTGGACGCCTTAGCTGAAGACAGAGTTTTCATTGAGGACCCGACAAAAGTTTCAGACCAACCTGGTATTAAGGTAGGAAGATATATCCAAACATCAAACAGATTCATTAGTGAATATACTCCTGAGGGATTTAAGAAACTAACATTTGGAGGAGGAACGAACACCGCTCAGGATGCATTGGACCAATTCACAACTGTAGGAGCAACCATAGACCTTCAAAGGTATTCTAATAATTTATCTTTGGGTTCAGCTTTGAGTCCTAACTCTACACTATTTGTTCAATATAGAGTTGGTGGAGGATTAGGAACAAACTTGGGGACTAACGTTATTACACAAATTGGAACAGTATCATTCTTTGTTAATGGACCATCTGAACTTACAAACTCTTCAGTTGTCAATTCTTTGAGATGTAACAACGTTACTGCGGCAATCGGTGGAGCGGGATTACCGTCACTTGAAGAAATAAGAAATTATGTTTCGTTCAACTTCTCAGCACAGAAGAGAGCCGTGACAGTACAAGATTATGAGTCAATTATTAGAAACATGCCTTCAGAGTTTGGAGCACCTGCAAAAGTATCTGTGACTGAAAACAATAATAAAATATTGATTCAGTTATTATCTTACGATACTTCGGGTAAGTTGACAAATATCGTTTCAAATACTTTGAGACAGAATATTGCAACATATCTATCCAACTACAGAATGATGAATGATTATATATCAATTTTCACAGCTGAAGTAATTGATTTGAGTGTCGAAGTTCAAGTTGTCTTAACAGCAGCACAAAACTCGGGGCAAGTAATTGCTGACATAGTTGACAGAATTTCTACATATTTTAACCCTCAAGTAAGAGAACTGGGACAAAATGTATATCTGTCTGAAATACAAAGTATTGTTCAAAATCAAAATGGGGTATTGAGTGTGTCTTCGATTAAGATTTTCAATAATGTTGGTGGGCAATATTCATCAGCAGAAACTTCCATGGAATATTCCGATCCTGAAACAAGACAAATTGCACCTACCAACGCAACAATCTTTGCACAACCTTCTCAAGTTTACCAAATTCGATATCCAAATAAGGATATTAAAGTTTCGGTTATAAATTACCAATCTACAACATTATCGTAATAGGTTTATTATCTATCAGTTTGGTCTATAATTTATGATGTGTGTATTCATACTTTGAAAAATTACACATAAAGTATTTATAAACTAAAGACAATAGATGGGTGATTCATATAGAATTAAGACCGAACTTGGTATAAACAAATCAATCAACGTACAGTTAGACCAAGAGTTTGAGTTCTTAGAAATTTTATCTCTCAAAATACAACAAACAGACATCTACACAAGAAGTTGTGCAGACTATGGTGTGTTAGTTGGTAGAGTAACGGCAAACAATGGATTTGGATTACCGAATGCAAGGGTTTCTATTTTTATTCCGATTGAACAAGTCGATGAATCTAATCCATTAATTACATCTATATATCCCTACAAATCTCCAACCGATAAAAATGAAGACGGATATAGATATAATCTACTTCCATACACACCTTCATACTCCAAACATGCTGCAACAGGTACTTTACCATCTCGTCCTGATGTATTGACAGGAAGTACTACTGTTGAAATTTATGACAAATATTACAGATTTACATCCAAAACTAATGATAGTGGTGATTACATGATTATGGGGGTTCCTCTCGGAACTCAAACAGTTGTGATGGATGTGGACTTGTCAGACATAGGAGAATTTTCTCTTACTCCACAAGATTTAGTTAGAATTGGATTAGCCACGGAAGCTCAAGTTGCAGGAAATAAATTCAGAAGTTCAACTGATTTGAATTCCCTTCCTCAAATTATAAACTTGACAAAAACTCTCGAAGTATCTCCTTTATGGGGGGACCCTGAGATTTGTCAAATATCCATCAACAGGTTGGATTTTGACTTGAGAGATGATGCAAATGTAGACATTCAACCGACAGCTGTTTTCATGGGTTCAATGTTTTCTTCTCCTGATAATGTCAGGATAAGAAGAAATTGTAGACCTAAAGACAACATGGGAAACCTTTGTGGTTTAACATCAGGACCTGGACAAATATTAGCAATTCGACAAACTATACAACAAGATGAGGATGGAAATCCTGTATTGGAGGTTTATGAGTTAGAACAAGCGGGAAACGTAATTGATGGGGATGGTACGTGGTTGACCGAATTACCAATGAATTTGGACTATATAATCACTAATGAATTTGGTGAGAGAGTATTGTCCAATGATGCAACGTTGGGAATACCCACCAAAGCAAAATATAGGTTCAAAGTAAAATGGACTCAGTCGAGAGATTTGACTGCTCAAACAAGAAGACCAAATTATTTGATTCCGAATGTGAAAGAATATGGTTGGCAGAGTTCAACTTTAGACCCAACAAATTCAAGTCAAACTGCGAGAGACTTACAAGAAAGTTCGTATTACTTCGGATTGGCATGGACAGGATATACAAATGGATTTACTGGAACGGAACGAATAGATAGACTCAATGAAATAATTGATTGTGAGGACACTTTCTACGAATTTCAATTCAACAGAGTTTATACTATATCATCATTGATTGACCAATATAAAAAAGGAGGTACGGGTAGATTCATTGGGATTAAAGAGATAGATGACAACAGTTGTGATAGTACAACAAATAAATTTCCAGTCAACGATGGCTTCAAAAATTTCGATTTGTTATTTTTTCTATTTTCAATTATATTCACAGTTTTACAATTTGTGGGGTTAGTATTACTTATTGTCTCACATTTACTTTTGTTTATCTATACAATAGTAATACAAGCATTGTGTTTTCTTTGTGGTGTTGAAATCCCCGTTATTAAGGTAAGACCTTTTGGTTTTATTTGTAACGAAACTGGTTTACGGTGTGAGACCAAAAACTTCACTATTAGACTTCCAATGATTACTTACCCTGAATGTCAATCTTGTTCATGTGCTGAGACCAAAATTGATTCTCAGGCATTATTAGGAGGAACAAGGGGTGTACTGTCTTATGTTTCATTTCCTCCAAGTTATTTTGAAGGATTCGAAACAATTTTTGGACAAGATGGAACACCGTCCGAAGATGTTCAAATAAAATCTTCAATTTTTGCACAAGCGTTGGCAGGAAATAATGATTCCGTGTCAGACCTTTCATTATTCAAAACACCAAAGTCATCTGTTGTTAGATTCTTATCAGAGGAATCTGATGAGAGAAAACATTTTGCATTTTCTGAAAGTCTTACTTTAGGTGAACGTATTAACGTGTTCAATACAAGAAACACTTATTTTGACAACCTTAATAAAATAAAAGTCACTTTTGCACAAAATTCCAATTTCGGAAAGTTTCACTATGATAATACGATTACGGTTCTTTCGAATCAATTTTATGAGTCGGGACAATTGTTGACATCTGTCAATCCTGCAACTACGACAGATAGAAATTTTTTATATACTGCTGAAACTGTCAACGGGGTTGTGAATGGAATAACAGGTACTACAATACAACAAGCTACAACAATAAATGTTGATTATGCTGTAACCCAAACAACTGACCAAACTGTATTATATACATTACCAACTGGTAGTACTATAACAAGACAAATATATCCGCAAGATAGAGAATACTTCCAAGTAATTACGGCAATTACTGTAGCGGATGCAATAAAAATATGGAACGTAGAAACTTTGGAATGTTTTCCAAATGTAATCGCAGCTCCTTCAAGATTAATTTTAGCTAGAAAAAGAGCGGTAAGAGGATATAGTAGAAATGATAAAGATTTTCTTATCAGTCCTTTGGATGCTTTCACTGACATTGAAAACCAATATATTCTTATACTCCAACGAGGAGTTGACCCGTATTCACCTAAGTACACCAATCAGTATTCATTAGGTAGAATTTTCGGAAAAAACATAGACGATTCAAGTTTAACAATTACTGCTCAAACTAGATTGAATATTCCTATTCAAAAATTGACACAGACCAATATTTCTGTGCAACCATTTAATCAGAATGGTATGTTTTATCCTTCATACTTTTTTACTCCAGGTGACAACTTTTCTGGATTCACAACTTCAACTGTCGGTTATTATGGAAGCTTAGATGCAAATACTAGTGGAGTTAGAGGATTGAACGATAAAAATATAGGTGGAGTGACTGGTGTAGTGAGTAGGACAAATAATGATTTCTATTCACCAAATCAAAACTCTGCAAAATACGATGAATCCGAGGATGTATCTGGTGCGTCTTATATTTTTTCAAATATAACTGCATTTTCATTGAATCCATTGTCAGCGGTAATTTTGGGGTCTTCTGCTTCAATATTACCATTGGCGGCAATTCCATTTTTATTCCCATTTGTTGTTGGTATTTTTGCAGTTGGAGCGTTGATTGCAACATTACTAGCAGTTAATTTCAATTATCGAGATGTAATCTATCAATATGCCACTCCGAATGCGTATCCTTCTTTATCGGCAAATCCTATGTCGATTTCATCAAAAGTTATAAATGTCATGAGAACTGATAGATTACCATCATCGGATAGTCTAAATGGAAGTTCATGGCAAACAAACCCCGCATTGTTACAACAAAATAATAATTTTACATTCTATCAGATTATTGATGCTGACCAACCAATTGATTTAGCGTCATATAGCACGGGGGCTGAAATAGTGACTCCAGACATTGAAGGTCAACCAAATTATTTGACAGTTTTGTCTTCTTTCAATTGTGAAAACATGGTAGGGTTAAGTTGTTATACAGGGTTTGGAAGTGATTTCGAAATAAACCAAGAATGTACAACCAAAGATGCGGTTGAAGAGGGATGTTATATGTTCCTTCGAAAACCTGGAACTGACTTATCAAAAGATATAAGTAATTTTAATGAGTGGGCATACAGATTCAGATTTTTCTATGGATTGTGTAGAGGAGTCTTATCTCAGTCTTTCATGAATAATTGGATTAATGGTTCATTATATTTCTTCCCAATACAAGTAGACACTTTTTACAACAAACAAAATCAAATAAGTCAAGTAAGGTTTTGTGAAGATGTAGTTTATTATAATAGAGATAGTAACAATTTTTATTATAGAAGTAGTCCGTATAATCTTACAACAAACAAATTTGTCGGGAAGTTGACAAACAACGTTAATTCTCTTAACACTGTGAACTTATTGTTCCCTACAACAGTAATAAACATGGGGATGAAAGATTATTTTTATTCTGAAATTACTTTTGATACATCAACAAGAGGTTACATTATCCCTAACATCAATCCAACTAGTTATGGTGACACGTCAGATTTGGTGAACTTATTTGTGATTTCGAGAATAACGGATGATAAATTTTTGAGGGATTTAATTTCTTCGGGAGACAATGGAATAAATCAGTTATTCTCAAGACGCCAAAAAAGAATTGATGGTGACCTTGCTCAACTTATGTCTATCAATAGTGAAATCGGAAATATCAACTATTCTCCAGAATATTATGATAGTGTCTCTGGTGCGACCAACCAACCTACACAAATATTAGGAACCGCAAGTAATCCAACAATTGCTGTATGGTTTTCTTCAACAACTGAGGATTTGCAAACCAAAGATTATTTGACTCCAGGAAGAATCAATTTCAGAGGGACAGATGATGTAGGATATTATCCATATCCATATGGAATCAAATCTCAAATTGTACCATTTTATCAATGGAAATTGAATAATACTAATCTAATATTTGGTAATCAGTATAATGACTGGGCAACTTCATTTTCTGATATTGTTCAAAACTCGAGATTCCAATCATTGGACAGATATTCTCCAGACACACCATATTTTTGGAGTAACAACTCTGAGTCGAACGATTTGAATGCACGTGGATACATATTCAATGTAAACGGAACAGTTGGAGATGGAACGTATTCTGCGACTGGAGCTTTAAAACAAAAATTTGTTGTTGGGGCACCATTCCAATTCTATTTCGGAACCGTTTTAGGAGAGACAGCTTTAGATAAATTCAAAAGGAAATATTCTGTAGATGAATAAGTATACAATAATACCTAGTGGTCAAAGATATAAGGGAGCTCCATCTTTAGATGAGGAAGTGTCAATAACACTCCAACAGCAAAGTCAGGAGATTACTGAGTATGATCGTACATCAACATTGAACTTAGCGCAAGTTTATGATGATGAAAGACAAGCGAATACTATATTCAGACCAACATTTAAGATTACATATTTGTACGACAACACTTATACGGGTTCAACAAACTATCTTCCATTCCAATATAATTTATACTATACTAATCCATCTTCTTCAAAAGAAAGTGGAATTTGGAGAGGGTTCCCACAATATTATGAGTTTGATTTTTACAGACCTGATGTATCGGACAACCATTTTCAATATAAAGCGAAAAGTGCTTACACATATAATTGGATGTATTACTTGACATATCCACATGAGAATGATGGAAACAAGCAACTTACATATTATTCGAGAACAAATAACGATGTGAATTGGATTGCTTCGAGTGGAATTCCTTTTTCGATTACGAGTACAACCCGAAACGGTAATGGTTTGGTTTCGTTCGTATGTATTGCTCCTCATGGATTAACTATAGGGGAGTATGTTGAACTTTCTTTTAGTTATAGAGGAAGTAATATTTTTCAGGTATTCTCATTGGGTAATGGATTATTTGGTAGTAGAGAATACATTTTTAATTTATTTAACATTGGATTTACTGGATCGACTTTTAATAGTGGAACTATTGGAACTTTTAGAAGGGTAATAAACCCAAGTAATTTGACTGAAACAAAATCGAAATACTATGTAAAAAAATATAAAATCATAACAAATCTAACTGACTTAGCCATCACAAAGGCTGGATTTGAAAAAAATGTTTTCGATGAAGAAAAAAAATTGGAATATAGTTCCATAACACCAAATAATGTTACTAGGGTCTCACAGAGATCGAGTTCGAATGCTTATGACATAACATCAAATTATGACTTGGACTTTGCTGGATTACGAGACAACCAAAAAAGACCATTGAATGAAATAAGTTTGACAATAATCAATAAAGGATATTCAGGGTATTTCAATCAGCCATTCAGAGGGGTTGGATTAAAACAAGGATGGGAATTCAATTTATCTAAAAATACAAATCCATGGTGGGATTTAAATAATGAAAAGTCAAATACAACAATTCCTGTGTCGGCATATACTCTATCAAATGGAGTGAGAAAAACTTTCTATTACAATTTGGATTTGAAAGCTGGTGATGCGATGGATGGTGATTTCTGTGAGTGGAATGATTATGAACAAACCGAGAGGGTTGTCGCAAAATATTATCACAAAGTAAAATTCAATCAAGACGTATTCCAAACTACGAACAATTTTTCAACCAATTCACCAGGTTATTATTATAACCCTCATAACCCAATGGTACTGAAAGTATTCTCAGATTATATTGAAACCGCTAATTTGGGGCAGATTGACAATGTACCGAGTTGGGCGTTTTATTCTAATGCTGACCAACAGTTCAGATGGAGGGATATTTATACCTATGGATTTATTGACAACTTAGGACGTGGAGTTGATTATCCATATTTGAATTCAGCCCATTATCCTTATACTCAGGTAATATTCAGATTGATTCCTGAAGGAATAAATTACAATGATAATCTTGAAGGATTTGATTTTGCTCTTAAACCGTTGATTGATGAGTGTGAATAAATTCGTGATTAGACAAGATGCGATTGTTGATAAACAAATCAACATTCCTGTAGAACTCAAATGGGATTACTTGGGTTTAGACTTGGCAATTGACGAGTATGAAACCAAAATAATTGAAGATGTCATAGGTAAAGGTAGAGACTTTGAAGTTTCGAGGTTTGCTCACTCTCCTGCAACAGGAACGACTGATGCTACAGCAATCAATTATGAATTTTATTTTTACTCTGGAGGTTCATTGAATGATTTGGCCAATTGGAGAATCAATTATTTGAGTGAGGGGTTCACTCCTCAGGAGGTTTATTATTATGAAAATAATTTTTCAAACTCTTTCTTCAAGTTAGATTTTTATGACACCCCTGATGAAAAACAACAAAAGAATTATGTAACTGTAATTCTTCCAACTCAACAGGGATTGTTTATGGAAACTCAAATGCAAAGAACTTTGGTCAATATTAGAAAACCTAAGTATGTTTTAGATTATGTTGGGGACAAAGAAGGGTTCTTTTTTTATTGGTTGAAAAAAAGAAACTTTTTAGACATCGATACATTCTATATGACAGCAAAGTTTTTCAACGCAAAAACAGGTCAGTTTACTAAAATGATGACGGGTAGAGGTGCAAGTCAAGTTGATTTGACAAATGGACCACAAGCTCTTTTGGTTGGAAACAAATATGCTTTTGATAACACACAATACTTTTATTACACGGTAAAGTTGAATTATGAAAAACAAACTTACGAAGTATTGAATACAACTGGTCAAAGGTTGGGAACAAATATTCCCATAAAATGGTATGAGTACGTTAATCCACCACAGTAATGTCACAGGATACTTATAGATTCATAGTTTCACCCGAGAATATCAGAGGAGATTTATCTGTTGTGGATTATAAGGGTACTCCTGTTGGGGTTTACTCTGCAATGACTCAAGTGGCTAGTTCGGGGCCAAGTGGGACTTCAATATTGACTGGTTTATCTGTAAACATTTTGTTGAGACAAACTGCGGTTGATGCGGGATATTATAGTCCTTTCGATGGGGCAGTGTTACAAAAAGATGTGGTGACAAACTTTTTATTTTCATCCACAACAAGCCAACCTTATGTTTGGAATGTGTATAATACATCGGACGAATTTCAAAAGTTTTTGGAATTATCAGTTTATAGAGTTGATTGGGGAGATGGAAGTCCGAAACAAACAATTACCAACTATGCTCCAAATTCAATAACTCACACTTATCCCACCGCAACAAGACAATATACCATCACGTTGGAGCAAACAAATCCATGGGGAATAACAAGGGTTTCCAAAACTATAAATGTTCCGTTTTCAGATGTTGTAATATTCAATCCTCAAGGTGAGTCATTCTTTGCTCCCGCGACTGGAAATTGGATTGGAACACCTGTGTCATACAATTATATTTTCTCAGGAGATGCGGTGAATGAAGTTTCGGCACAAACATCGAACAATTATGTAACAGTACCATTCACTGTCTCAGGAAATACTAAATCAAGAATAAATGAATTGGCGTTCTATGGTAGCCCGAAATTCAGAGTTGGAGTTCCTGTAATAAGTAATGGACAAATATGGGGGGCAGTATCTGATATAAATCCTGTATATACTGCTTACACAATAACAGGTGTCAATTATTATGATTATAAAGACGGGACTACAATATTTTTCCAACAATCATCGGGATTTACCTCGAATAATCTTACAGCAGTACCAATTACGAAAGATGAGGTACTTCTCAAAGTCATTGACCAACCACAGATTCAAACTAATGTTTTTGTGGAAAGGGGAAAAAATAGTGCCTATGAACGAGTTTTGAGATTAGGTGAGGTAGATAATTTGGGAGATATGATTAACTATGGGTATGGATTTTTTAATGTGGTTAATAAAGAAAGTACCAATTGAAAAAAAGAACTAAACTATTTATAAATTAAATAAGAAAATATGGCAATCGGCTCATACGGTACAATAAGACCTTCAGATGTTTCACCAGCGGATGTAGAAATTATTATGAACTATACTCCTACAAGGGATGTGACAGACCAATTTGTATTAACTAAGTTGGACGCACAGACTATATTACGACCTTACTTCGCAAACACTGAGACTGGTGGAACTCCTGGTGTGGAAGTTTTGGGTGGACTTTATAATTTGACTCTTCCTGCAAACCAATTTAATGCGTTGGGAATTTACACCTTATATATAAGACCTGCGGAAATAAGAACTGTAATAACTGATTGTGGTGTGTTAAGTGCACTACCAAATGTGAAAGGAATTGTAATTGATGTTACTGATGTACCAACCCAATATCAAAATAAATTTGTTCAACAAGGATTAGTTGGATTCAGAGTAGAATATTTGAATCCTGACGGGTCGAGAATTCCCAACTTTTTCCGAGTTGTAACATCAAGTTTCTTTTGCGAGCCTGTCGTAACAAACGAAGTCAATACTACTCAAAAGGCTATAAGATACAGGTATGTGGAGGGAGATTCGAATTTAATTTTCTTGACTCTTTCACCATCTTCATCACCAACAAACAAACCAAATTCAACTCCATACATTGGACAGCCAGATCAAGATATTGTCATAACTAATACATTTTTCAATCCTGTTTCTGTGGAGATTGAAATGGTTGAATATGATATTTCGTCTCTTGCAATTGCTCTTTATGGTAATCAAACTAAATCAATTGATGATGGAATTTACACCATCTACGATGCGAATAACAACATATACAGACAATACAACCTTTACGAAATTAGAGACCAATTTAATGCTCTTCTTTATGAGGTTAGACAAAGTAGAGGAAACAATATTGATTTCAGTAAAAACTTTACAAATATCACTAATTAATGGCTACTACTCAAAGGACTACTAAATTTTTCTATCCGCCAAGGCCAGGTAGTGGGGCGGCAACTTTCTCTGACAACATTGTTGGATTACAAACAGTGGAAGGTGGAGGACTTACGCAAGGAAACTTTGAGTTCACAACATCTGTAACAGAAAGAACTACCAGAGATTTCAACATAGGAGCCTTCTCTGACCCAATCGGTTTGGATGGATTAGATATTAGTAATTTAGAAGAGAGTCGTAGGATTATTGCAACACAATTTAGGGTTTATCCAAACTATGATGTTTCGCAAGTACTAAATTTCTCAATGTATGGGTCTTTGAGCAAGAGATTCCAAGTATCAGTCACAGAAATTATTCATAGATTTCCAGCATCTTTGAATATTCAATTCAACAATGAAGACTTCGTGACTGGTGCAACAGCCTATAATATATCTTACAATAATACTGCAGACGAAACTACGTTCAGAATCGATACAAGTAGAATTAACAATCCCTTTGATATTGATTATTCACTCAGTGCAACAACTAATCTCTCTGTGAGAGAGATATTGGTTTCACCATATAGAAATTTGTATAATACTTACTTGGATTATTGTATTTCAATAAATGACAACATATATAATGTTGTATCATTTATTCCATCTCCAACACTTTCATCAGGTTATATCGAATTTATAGTTTCAGGAGCACCATTTGGGAAAACCGCAACCACAATATTTGAAAATTTTCAAGTAAGACCTAATGATATTGTTGTAGATAGGATATTCGCAGAAAATTTTGACGAAGTTCAAAAGTTTTTATTGAATAGACTTGTTAGGCCTGAATATACTGCAGTATTCCAAGTGCCCCAACAAAATGAAGCAGGTCAGTTTTTCACAAATTATCAACAAGTGACGTGGCCGAAAGAGGGGCCTTGGAACTTGGATATTAAATCTTTTCTTTTCGAGGACTACTTGACTCAGTTGGAATCAATTGCAGTTAATTTAGATACTTTTAAAACCAACTTGGTTTCTAGATTTTTAGTTTCAGATTCCCTGAAAGAATTCGATACTTTGGGTCGAAAGGTAGAAAAGATATTCCAAATTTACGGAAGAAGTTTTGACCAAATCAAACAATTTATAGATGCATTAGCATTTATGAACTCAGTCAATTATAATCCATCGAACGATATTCCGTCTCAGTTGTTAGTGAATTTAGCACAAACATTGGGATGGACTTCCAACTTCTCTCCAATAACGAATGAAGATTTCTTGAGTTCGGTTTTCGGAAATACCTCGACTCCAACTTATCCTGGATATGCAAGGGCATTGACTCCGACAGAATTGAATTACGCATTCTATCGTAACCTTATTCTTAACGCATCTTATTTATTCAAATCAAAAGGTACAAGACGTTCGGTTGAATTTCTTATGAGACTTATTGGTGCTCCTGATTCATTGATTGAATACAATGAGCACATTTACTTAGCTGACCAAAAAATTAATATGGAACAGTTTACCACTCAATGGGCATCCATTTCGGGAGGTACTTATGTTCAGAATACTCCGAGTTTTATACCAGGTTTAACATATAAAATTAAAGGACAAACATTCAGTGCGTTCACTTCGACTGCAACTTATCAAGATGTTAATACGAGACTCGTTGATTACCCCGTTGATACTGAAGGTTTCCCAAAAGCTCCCGTAAACACTGAAACCTATTTCTTTCAATTGGGAGCAGGGTGGTATGAATCTACCCCAACTCATAGAAGTCCTGACCAAGTAACTGTCACGGGGCAAATATATACAGGTCAAAACTTTGATATTCAAACTCAATTACAACCATTCACTTACGGGCAATTATATTTGAATAGATTTAGAGATTTTCCTTATATGAATGAGGGATTCAAATTGAAAAAAGTTGTTGACAATAATAAATCTTGGCTAGAAGATGATTCAAAAATCAGAGTATCGACAAACGCTGACTACAATGCGTACTACTTTGTGGATAATGAGAAGTTAGTTCTCAATGTAAAGAATGTTGATTTGTTTTTGAACCCATCTCAAGGTTTAGTTTATGATGTGTGGGACCAATCAAGAAGATATGATTATCCAATTCCTGAGTCAGGTTTGACAGTCGGCTATCCTGTGCCAGGTGGGGTTGATAGTACCTTTGTTAATCCTCAGCCAAAGAAAAAAACATTCTTCGAGTTTTCTCAGACTTTTTGGGAGAACATGATTAATGTAAGAAACCGTCAATATATTACAGATGGTAAAACGGGAGGCTATCCAACTCTACAATCAATATTTTGGAAATATATTGAGTCTGAAAGTACCGTAGGAATACCAAATAACAAATATACCTATCAGAAATTGATTGATTACGTTAATGGAATCAATCCATATTGGATGACATTGGTTGAACAGATGTTTCCAGCAACAACAATTTGGAATACAGGTGTCAGAATGGAAAACTCAATTTTCCAAAGACAGAAATTTGTATATAGAAGACAAAGAGGTTGTCAATTCCTTCCTGTACCTGTTGAACCTTGTTTTATAATATCAAATATTTTTGATTATAACTGTACAACTGAGTACACTGACTTTAATATATTTCCGTGGTTGAATGGGGATGTAGATGTAAGTAACTTCAGTAGTATATTGTCAAATAGAGTCAATAAAATGTTGGCACAAAGTGGTTTGACATTAAATGATTGTATTACAAATTCGGTACAAAGTAGTTGGTACGTTGATTTAAGAATTGGTGGGGATATTATAATCCAAGAACAATTCTATGAGGGGTATGGACTAACTGATGTACCAACAAATACAATGTGGAGAAATGCTCTTATTGAATATCTTCCACAACTATATGATTATGGTTTTACATTCTTCCTAAATGGAAACGAATTGACTATTACAAGTCTAACTTGTACGGAAAGAAATTTCAACGAAGTTCTCTCTTTGAATTCGGGAATAAATATAAGTATTAATTGTCTTGAAAGCTAATGGCGGTTTTAGATTATAACATAGCAGTAACAGGTGATTGTTCCAATAACAATTCGGGAGCATTTAATCTGTATGTAAGTGGAGGAACCCCGCCATACACAGTACAATTTGTTAATCCTGTATATACGCCACAAACTATTGTTGCTCAACCCGCTTCATTGGTGGGATTGGCTAGTAGAGTTTATGAATTAAGAGTAAACGATAGTACTTTACCTGTTAATAGTGAGTTTTTTATAAACATACCAATTTCAAGTGGTGTATGTGGGTCAGTTTCAGCGGTTCAAAATACAACTTGTGGATTGGACAATGGGTCCGTGACGGGATCATCGACTTCATTGTATTCTTCAACTAACTTCTCTCTTTTTGATGTTAATAACAACTACCTTTCATCTGCAACAACCAATACAGATGCCGTAGTTTTCGGAGGACTTAGTGCTGGAACTTATTATTTGGGAATAACAGACTTAGGTGGATGTACTGCATTCACACAAACGTTTATAGTTGAGGATTCCGAACCTTTGGATTTTGGTTTGTACGTTGTGCCAAACTCAAGTTGTGGTGGAACCCCAATAGGAAAGATTTTTGTCACGGGTCAAACAGGATTGGCACCATATTCATACCTTTGGAACAACGGTCAGACAGGAAGTACGATTACGGGACTTACATCTGGTGTATATTCTGTTGCAGTGACTGACGCATATGGTTGTACTTTATCAAAATCAGGAACTGTAACTGATGTTAGTCCAATTGGTCTTGGCTTATTTACTTCGACTGCACCAACTTGTCTTCAATCAAATGGTGTAATAAATATGACCGTGACTGGGGGAACTGCTCCATTCTATTATTCTGCTTCAACGGGAGATGTTGCGGTGTCTTACTCAAGAACTTTCAGTATTTCAGGTTTATCGGCAGGTCAATATAATTTTCTTGTAACAGACGCTGGTTTATGTCAAATGACAGCGGGTATAACTCTTGAAACACCAGGAGGTTTGTCAAGTATTACAGTACAAGGGCAGAATTCAACTTGTTCAACAAACAATGGTTCAATTACAGTCAATTTAGTTGGGGGAACGACTCCATACACATATACTTTAATTTATCCTACAGGTAATCAACTCAACATAACAAATTCCCAAAGTACACAAATTTTCCAAAACCTTAGTGGAGGGACCTATACAGTTGCAGTTTCGGATAATAGTGGATGTTCATTTGTTGAAGAGGTCAATCTCTTAACTGTGAATAAATTTACAATTTCAACTCAAGTTGGTGGAACTAAATGTGGACAGAATAATGGTAGTGTAACAATTTACACTACATCAGGGGCAACATTACCTTTGGATTATTCTGTAGATGGAATACAAAATGTTATTGATACAAACTTAAGTGCGGTGACATTCAACAACCTTTCTTCAGGCACTCATATTATTACAGTGACTGACGCTAGTGGTTGTGTTCAAACAACAAATATATTAGTTCCTTCAAGCCAACCTCTAAACTATTCATTAATAAGTACGTCTTGTGGAAGTGGAAACAGTGGTAAAATTACCGCATTCATAACTTCGGGAGAACCACCATTCTCATTCAATTGGTCTGACAATGTACCAAATGAACCACAACAAATACAAGTAAGTGGTCTTACCGCTGGGACTTATTCACTTACGGTGGTTGATGTAAATGGGTGTTCTTTAACAAGAAATACGACTATCAGTTGTAATTCAAATTACGCTTCTTATCAAACTTATGTGATGGGAGCTGAGATTTTTAACATAGAGTCTCCAACTAAATTCGGATTACTTCAAATGTTGAACGAGGGATACTTCGATTTAACTTCAGGTAATACAGCATGTGAATTAATAAGTGCAACCTTTACAGCAAAAGTTTCTGTGAATCCATCAGGAATTGTCGCTTCACAAAGTTTCTTCACATCAACTTCATTAGTTCAAGTACCAACGGATAATAATTGGTATGATACAATACGTACTCTTTTACTCGGAGTTCCTGGTATTGGTGGAGTCACAATAGACTCAACAAATAATCAAATAACAATCGAAACTAGCAAGAACAATACTTCTTTGGAAGGACAAGAAATTGTAATCGATTTGATTATTGGATATGATATAATTTGTTTGTCATGACACAGATAAGAATAACCGAAATTTCAGGAGGAACTTTTCCAATAAGTGTATTCATTGCTGATGTATATGGAAACAATCAAACTCTTTTAGGAACAATATCTTCAGGTCCTGTACCTCCTGTTGTTCAATACAACAGCGTAATTCCATCTATATTTTCAACTGCCCCTGAAATTATGTTGAAATTGGTTGATGCGAACAATTGTGAAGTCATAAAATTATTGACTTGTACTTTTGGTTGTGCATTCGAAATTACTATCGAATTAGCGTCTTGTGTGGTCAACATTAACATTCAACAATCAAGTTGTCTGTTCTCAATTTGTGAACCTTTGTAACGAGATTATTTTTTCAGCGACACCCGAAAAATATTCATTTTATATTTTTGAATAGTAAAGAACTCAAATAGATTTCTCGTAGTATTTATTTAATAAAACTATTAGATGAGTCTTTACACTATTTTAGTTACAAATATTGCACCTGGTTGTAATAATGAGATCGAACAACAAGTTAATGTAACTGGGTGTACCACGTATATTGTCAGACTAACCTCGAATTCCAATGCTTTAGGACCATTCAATGTTTATGTTGACAATGACATTTATTATTCTGCGGTCACCAGAAATGACATGCTTAATGGTGTTGTTGTTAATATACAATGCACGACTCCGACACCAACTCCAACACCAACCATAACACCAACGCCATCAATTACACCTACTAATACACCGACTCCATCAATTACACCTACCAATACTGCGACTCCATCACTGACACCTACAAACACTACAACTCCAACAAATACTCCAACACCAAGTAGTACTCCACTTGTTTTCGAAATTCAAATTATAACTCAAGATGGTTTCGATTTGATTACACAAGATGGTAATCCTTTAATATTACAAGAGGAAATACCACCATCATAAATTTCAACGAATAACTGAATAAAAAAAAATTAAAAAATATTTATAATCTATGTCAAACACTAGAATAACGGACTTACCAATAGTATTATCGGCCGCCCCTGACGATATATTATACATAGTCACTGACTTCACTGGAGGAACCTCGGGTACTTCAGGTCAGATCGCATTTTCATCCCTCACAGCAAGTATCACAGGATCTACAAGTGGATCATCAGGTACAAGTGGAATCGACGGAACTTCAGGGACTAGCGGTATTGATGGTACATCAGGAACAAGTGGAGTATCTGGAACTTCAGGTACTAGTGGTATTGATGGCACTTCAGGAACAAGTGGAATATCTGGAACTTCGGGAACTAGCGGAATATCTGGAACTTCGGGTACAAGTGGAATATCTGGAACTTCGGGTACAAGTGGAATCAATGGAACTTCAGGTACAAACGGTACTTCAGGAACAAGTGGAATCAATGGAACCTCTGGTACAAGTGGACTATCAGGAACTTCAGGTACTAGTGGAATATCAGGAACTTCAGGGACAAGTGGTATAGATGGTACGTCGGGGACTAGTGGAATTGACGGAACTTCAGGGACAAGTGGAATCAATGGCACCTCGGGAACTAGTGGAATTAATGGCACCTCGGGAACTAGCGGAATATCTGGAACCTCAGGGACTAGTGGTATATCTGGTACATCAGGAACAAGTGGTGTAGATGGTACATCGGGAACTAGCGGTATTAACGGTACTTCAGGTACTAGTGGTACTTCAGGTTCAAGTGGAATTGATGGAACTTCAGGGACAAGTGGAATATCTGGAACCTCAGGAACAAGTGGTATAGATGGTACATCGGGGACTAGCGGTATAAATGGCACTTCAGGAACTAGTGGTATAAACGGAACCTCAGGAACTAGTGGAATATCTGGAACCTCAGGAACCAGTGGAATATCTGGAACCTCAGGAACCAGTGGAATATCTGGAACCTCAGGGACTAGTGGAATATCTGGAACCTCAGGAACAAGTGGGATAAGCGGTACTTCAGGAACGAGCGGAATATCTGGAACATCAGGAACAAGTGGTATAAGCGGTACTTCAGGGACTAGTGGAATATCTGGAACCTCAGGGACTAGTGGTATTAGTGGTACTTCAGGAACAAGTGGAATAAACGGAACTTCAGGGACTAGTGGAATATCTGGAACTTCAGGGACTAGTGGAATATCTGGAACTTCAGGTACTAGTGGTATAAATGGTACATCAGGTACTAGTGGTACATCAGGTTCAAGTGGAACTAATGGTACATCAGGAACTAGTGGAATAAGTGGTACTTCAGGAACAAGTGGAATAGATGGAACCTCAGGGACCAGTGGAATATCTGGAACCTCAGGAACAAGTGGAATAAATGGTACTTCAGGGACCAGTGGAATATCTGGGACCTCAGGAACTAGTGGAATAAATGGTACTTCAGGTACTAGTGGTACATCAGGGTCAAGTGGAATCGATGGTACATCAGGCACTAGCGGTATTAACGGTACTTCAGGTACTAGCGGGACATCAGGTTCAAGTGGAATTGATGGAACTTCAGGGACAAGCGGTACATCAGGTACAAGTGGGTCTTCAGGAACTAGTGGAACTTCAGGAACTAGCGGTACTTCAGGTACTAGCGGTACATCAGGTTCAAGTGGAACTAATGGTACATCAGGTACTAGTGGTACTTCAGGCACAAGTGGGTCCTCAGGAACTAACGGGACTTCGGGAACTAGTGGAACTTCAGGAACAAGTGGTTCTTCGGGTACGAATGGAACTTCTGGCACATCAGGTACAAGCGGTACATCAGGTACAAACGGAACATCAGGTACTAGTGGTACATCAGGAACTAGTGGAACATCAGGTACAAGTGGATCCTCGGGTACGAATGGAACTTCTGGCACATCAGGGACAAATGGAACCTCAGGAACTAGTGGAATTAGCGGTACATCAGGAACCAGTGGGTCAAGTGGGTCCTCGGGGACTAGTGGTTCTTCGGGATCGAGTGGAACTAGCGGATCCTCAGGTTCAAGTGGAACAAGTGGTTCTTCAGGTCTTTCTGGTGTAAATGGAACTAATGGATCATCAGGGACAAGTGGTTTGAGTGGTTCTTCGGGAACAAGCGGGACTTCAGGTACAAGTGGAACCTCAGGTACAAGTGGAACCTCAGGTTCAAGTGGATCTTCGGGAACAAGTGGAACTTCAGGAACGAGTGGTTCTTCAGGAACGAGTGGTTCTTCAGGAACTAGCGGTACATCTGGAACTTCAGGAACAAACGGTACTAGCGGTACTTCAGGAACATCAGGTACTAGTGGTACATCAGGAACTTCAGGTTCAAGTGGTACATCTGGAACTTCAGGAATTAGTGGTACATCAGGTACATCTGGAACATCAGGAACTAGTGGTTCTTCAGGAACAAGTGGTACTTCAGGTATAAGTGGTACATCAGGTACTTCAGGAACATCAGGTACTAGTGGTTCTTCAGGAACATCAGGTACTAGTGGTTCTTCAGGGACTAGCGGTACTTCAGGTATAAGTGGTACATCAGGAACTAGTGGAACATCAGGTACTAGCGGTTCTTCGGGAACTAGTGGAACATCAGGTACTAGCGGTTCTTCAGGAACTAGCGGTACTTCAGGTATAAGTGGTACATCTGGAACATCAGGAACATCAGGAACTAGCGGTTCTTCGGGAACTAGCGGTTCTTCAGGAACAAGTGGTACATCAGGTATAAGTGGTTCATCAGGAACTAGTGGAACATCAGGTACTAGCGGTACTTCAGGTATTAGTGGTACTTCAGGAACATCAGGTACTAGTGGAATTTCAGGAACAAGTGGCACTTCTGGAACTTCTGGAATAAGTGGTACATCAGGTACTTCAGGAACAAGTGGTACATCAGGTACTTCAGGAACTAGCGGTTCTTCAGGAACATCAGGTACTAGTGGTTCTTCGGGTACTAATGGAACTTCTGGTACATCAGGGACAAGCGGAACTTCAGGAACAAGCGGTTCTTCAGGTACATCAGGTACTAGTGGAACATCAGGAACCAGTGGTTCTTCAGGTACAAGTGGTACTTCTGGAACAGATGGTTCTTCAGGAACAAGCGGAACATCAGGGACTTCTGGTACAAGTGGTTCTTCTGGAACATCAGGTACTAGTGGAACTTCAGGAACAAGTGGAACTTCAGGTACAAGTGGAACTTCAGGGACAAGTGGAACTTCAGGAACTTCAGGAACAAGTGGTTCATCAGGAACTTCTGGCACATCTGGTACATCTGGTACAAGTGGTACATCAGGAACTAATGGAACATCAGGTACTTCTGGTACAAGTGGTACATCAGGTACAAGTGGTTCTTCAGGAACTGACGGTACAAGTGGTACATCAGGAACAAGTGGTTCATCAGGTACATCGGGTACGAGTGGTTCTTCAGGAACTAGTGGAACATCTGGCTCAAGCGGTACATCTGGAACATCTGGCTCTTCAGGTACATCAGGACAAGACGGTATATCAGGAGGACAAAACTTCTTCTTCAACCAATCAGTTTCCCAAGATGTAAGTCCATATAAAGAGTTGGGTGAATTTACAGATTTATTCTCAGGTAGCACAATTACGGTTAATTTAACCGCAAATCAACAAGGGGTTTTGGTTAATAGTGGGTTTATCACAGACCCAGGAGTTCCGGGAGTAGTCGTAATTCCAAACGGTTTATGGCACGCATATCTTTACTTCACCAAAGCTGCAGAAAATGATGATTTGGATGTATATTATGTTGTTTCAAGT